GTCAACCACCCCCAGCCAGCCAGGTCCCGATGGCCACCGGACCAGGACTGGCAAGCTCCCGGAGCCAGTTGGCGGCTCAGTCCGCCGGTTGACCTCTGGTCCCGGACGGAGCAGGATTCCAGCCCCGGACTGGCTTGGCCGGTTGGTTTGGCAGTTTGGGTTTAACCCTCGTTTGGCCCCAGTGGCTGGGCGGTTTGGTTGCCACTCCTCGGAGTGGAGTGGAGTGGACCGGCTTGGTTGCCGGTGGATTTTGGTACCCCGTGGCTTAGCTGCCATGGGGTTTTTATTTATCTGCTCCTCACTGTCACGGTGACGGAGATAGTGAGGTGCCCAGTGAAAGAAAACTTTGAAATAGCTTTGGCCCTGGTTTTTGACAGCGAGGGCGGCTGGTCCAATCACCCCAAGGACCGTGGGGGAAAGACGAATTTTGGAATAACTAACCGGACTTGGAAGGCATGGGCCAAGCTCCACGGCGATTCACGGTCACTTGCCGAGATTACCCGTGAGGATGCTGCCAAGATATACCGTGAGGATTATGCCGGCCCCATTCGGTTTGATTCCCTCCCCAGTGGGCTGGACTATGCGGTTTTGGATTTTGCAATCAACAGTGGGGCGGGCACCGCAGTGGCCGAGCTGCAAGGTTGCCTTGCCGTGAGGCAGGATGGCATCATGGGCTCACAGACACTTGCCGCTGTGAGTCACAGTGAGGCGAAGGATTTAATCCACTGCCTCTGTGAGGCACGGCGAAAATATGTGAGGAAACTGGATACCTGGGGTACCTTTGGCAAAGGGTGGCTGCGGCGGATAGCCAAAGTCGAGCAGAATGCAACCCAGTTGGCTGCAGGTCGTCGCCCGGCAGCTGAGCCTCTAGGCAGCCAAGGGGCTACGGACTCAGCGACGACACAGGGCTATTCAGGCAAGGCTGTTGGGCCTAACCGTATTCCGGTATACGAGTATGCCGCCCCACTGGCAGGACTTGGTGCCGTAGGGGCCGGGCTCGCAGACACCGTGAGGTCTGTAGGCGAGGTCCACCAAGCAGTGAGTGAGGTCTTCCCCCCATGGGTTTGGTTCTTGGTGCTCGGTGGCATAGTGGGATTTCTCACGTGGAGGCTGGCGAAGTATGTTCGCGAGAATTAAAATGTGGGCCGGCTTCATCTTCTTCGGGGCTTTGGTGATTTGCCTCACGATGTTGCAGTCTATGAGGCGAAGAGTCGAAGCTGCCGAGGGGCGAAGCCGCGAAGCCGCTTTGCGGTTGGAGCAAAGCCGGAAGCAAATGGAAAAGTATCTCGCCGCCATTCGTCGCGGCCAAGCTATGCGAGAAGAAGCAGAGAAGGAAATCAAAGATGGCAGCAGGAAATATTTTGAGAAGTAGCCTGGCCGCTTTGTGGCTTGGTGGCTGTGCCTGTTATACTGCCACCCACGAGAGGCTGCAATGTGCTCCGCAGCCCAGCCTGCCGCTTGTTATGGAGACGGAGCTTGGCGGGCTTAGTGACGGTGCATATAGCCGCTTGGTGGAGCGGGAGCTTCGCCTCCGAGAATACATTGAGATTTTGAAGGCGAATTGCGATGAATGAATCACGGACGTTGCTGCCAGACTACGAGGCTCGGATTCGTGTAGTGGAGCTGCTGGTTCAACAGCAGGGGAACACTATCGAGGCACTTCGCGACGAGGTGAAGGACCTGGCCCAGACTCAACGGACCATGATTCGGTACCTTGAGCGAATTTCTTTTACGGTTGTCGGCATTTCGCTTTTCTACATTGCTTCGGAGATTGGGCTGGTTCAGGTTTTGAAGGGAATGGTTTTATGAGCTATATTGGAATAGTGCGATATCTTCGCCGCCCATTTGATTATATCTGCCACGACGGCAAAGATAAATATAGTGAGGCAGTTGCGAGGTTTTGTGTTTGGTTGCAAAGTGGCACCACTTGTGAGTGCTGTAAAGGGATGCGGATTCTTGTTGCGTTTCTTGGTGGCGTAGCGCTTGGAGCTTGGTTATGAGACGACCAAAAGCTTTGAAGACTATGACAAGCGACGAGGTGCTGAGCACCTTGGTGGCTTGGCTCAAGATGGATATAGCGGATATTTATGACGATGACGGCATGCTCCTCCCAGTGAGTGAGTGGTCCCCGGAATGGCGGCAGGCATGTTCAGGGATTGAGACAGTGGAGATGAAGTCGCGGACCGAGGTGGCCGCGTTTCTTCGCAAGGTGAAGCTGCCCGATAAGTTGGATATTCTTAAGACGATTGGCAACCACGTTGCTGTGCAAGCTTTCAAGACTGTGCAGCAGAGCGAGGTGCAGCTTAGCGGCATAGATGCTTTGCATGCTAAGAGGGTTGGTAGTGGATAACAAAGCAGTTGAGCTGGCGAGATATTACTCCCGCCAATTACCGGCATTTGCACATGATTGCCTGGTTGTTGCCCTGGAGCAGGGTGGCACCGGGCCTTTGTCATTTAATGATACCCAGTGGAAACTTCACAATATGCTGGAGCAGCAGCTTAGCAACCACGGGAAAATCCGGGCGATTATCTTAAAACCTCGCCGCGAGGGGATGAGCACATATATCGGTGCCCGCTTCTTCCACAAGACAATATTTGGCGACGGTATCCGGACAACAATCACCACCCACTTGGACAAGTCTACGAAAGCACTTTTCCGGATGGTGAAGATGTTTCACTCCAAGATGCCCGGCGAGCTTCGCCCCAAAGCCGGCGAGGACTCTGCGAACTCATTGACTTTTCCATATTGCCACGGTAGCTACTCACTCACTACGGCACGAAGCAGCGAGGCGGGCCGCGGAGATTTGTCGCATTTGTTTCATGGCAGTGAGGTGGCTTACTGGCCGAATGCCGAGGACGTAGTGGCTGCGGTTGTTGAGACTGTTGGTAACTTCCCCAATACGGAGGTTATTTTGGAATCTACTGGGGCACCGGGCACTTACTTCGAAGAGCTGTGGCACAAAGCGGTTAAGGATAATGACCTGCTCCCCATATTCTTTCCGTGGTATGAGTCTGCGAGAAACCGGGCGGATGCGAAGGGAATTATCTTAAAGCCCGAGGAAAAAGAGCTGCTGCGAATCTATCCGGGAATGGATGAAGAGAATATCGCATTCCGTCGGGAGAAGCTGATACTTATGAGCGAGACGAAGTTTCGTCGTGAGTATCCTGCCACCCCATTGGATGCGTTTAGTGCGGACGAGAAAGAATCATTTATTTCCCCCGAGATTGTAGAAGCTGCGGCACGTCGCGACTTGGAGCCTTATGCCGACTTGCCGGTTATATTGGGGGTTGACCCCTCCCAAACAGCAGATGGCGACTCTACTGGGCTGGTTATCCGACAAGGCAACTGTGTGACTAAGCTGGCTCAGTTTCGTCGTGAGACAGTTCAGGAGCGGGCGGACGTAATTCGTAACTTCTTCGCCAATAATAAATGTGACCATTTGTTTATTGACCAAGGCGGCTCGGGGAAAGAGATTTATGATTTGTTGTTGCAGTGGGGAATTGGCCGCCACAATATTACTCTTGTCCCGTTTGGTGCTTCTGCCAGTAATAAAAAGCTCTACCCCAATAAGCGAGTAGAAATGTATTCCCTCGCCAGAGAGTGGCTGCGGGAGGAGGGCAGCATTCCGGACCAGCTTGAGTTCAAGTCCGAGCTTAGCTTAACCCGCCGGGTGATTAATAATAATGGGCAGGAAGTTTTGGAATCAAAGAAAGATATGAGACGTTCGCCTAACTTGGCGGATGCTTTTGTTTTGACATTTGCTTATCCGGTAACTGCCAAGCGGCGTGGCGGCATAGTGACGGGGACATATTGATATGCTAATAGATGAAGAAGAATTGAATCTTGATACCCAACAGCAAGACAGCTTTGCAGACTTTATTATGCAGCGGTACTTCAGGGCAGAGGCTGGGCGGCGGTTGTATTGCCCATACGACAATATTACTGTTGATGGTTGGCTCCATACTTGCTTCGCCCAGTATCGCAAGAGTGACACTAACCACAATATGAATCTCACCCGCATAAAGGTTGGTGCTTTACATGCCAAAGTGAAGGATATGGTGATAAATGCGGCAGATGCACCTTTTACTATTGAGCCCACCCCCGTCCCTGTTTTGAGTAAAGAACAAAATGAGCAAGTGACGAAGTCCGTAGAGGATATACTCGGGCAGAAGCTAATTGAAGGTGGCATAGTTGTTATGGATGATGATGGGAATATATGGCCGGACTATTCTCGCATTGTAAATCCTGCGACTTACGAGATTGAGGGCTCGGTGGCCAAGTGGCTTGACGGTGTTATTGCCGAGCAGAAACAGACAATGCAGATTGAGGCGACGAAGATTGCCAGCAAAGCGGCCAAGCATGTTACTCGCTTGATGCAAGACCAGATGCTTGAAGGTGGCTGGCGAGATTCATACTTGGATTGTTTGTTTGATATATTCCTCTATGGCACCGGTGTTTTGCGAATGGAGCAGCGACGGGTGCAAAGCCTTAAGTGGTCGGGCGACAATATGGCTCCCTCCACTGATGATATAATTACTTGGCGGCATGTGCCCATTAGTAATTGCTACCCCTCCCCGGATAGTGAGGATGCTCAGACGGGAAGCTATTTCATTGAGCGGGGTGCTATACGGAAACAAGACTTGCTCGCGGCTGCCCAGGTGGCCTGGATTGACGAGGCCAAGCTTAATGAGGCAATGGAGAAAGCTGAGGAGGATTATTTCTGGATAGGTAACTATGGCAATTCTGATAAGTTTAATAGTCCTTGGGACCAAGACAGCTTAGTGGACGTGTTAATCCATGAAGGCACAGTGCAGGGTGCCGAGCTGCTTGATTGGTTTGAGGGCAAGCCGGCTAAAATTAAAGAGGAAGAGTTTTACGATATTGAAGCATGGGTGCTTGCTGGCATTGTAATAGGTTGCCGCATTTTGAAGCATCCACACATGACCAGAACATACTTCTCTGCTAACTTCCAGAAGGCTAGTCGCAATTTCTGGGGTATCGGAGCGGGTATGACACTTAGCAGCTTGGAGGGTTGGCTGAATAAATATCTGGATGACCTCCATGAGAATATGGAGTTGACAGTAGCCCCCCCTATTTTCTACGATGCGGATATGTTTATCAGCCCGGAGAATATTACACTTTCCAAGCGGGCCAAGATACCTTTCAACCCGGATGCTATGGGCAGTAATTCTCGGGCGCCATTCTACCAAGTTCACTTTGAGTCTAAGTCTGCAGAGCTGATTAACTTGATTAGCTGGCTTTACCGCATGGCAGATGACGAGAGTGGCATTCCGGGGTTGTTGTCTGGTAATGACCAGCTTAGCGGCGGAGAGGCTACGTTTCGCGGCATGAAGATGCTTGCTGTATCAGCCAATACGCTTATCAAGGATGCTTTCCTTAATATAGACCAGACGATGATTCAACCCGCCATGGAGGCCCTGTGGCGATGGAATATGTTGAACAGCAAAGACAAATCTATCAAGGCGGATACTAAAGTGGTTGCCCGTGGCGCCGCCGGGTTAATGCAGCGAGAAATTGCGGATGCCGAGCGGGCGGATGTTCTGCCAGTTTTGTTGCAGCTTGTCCAAGCGGCTCAGCTGCCACCCGACCAAGCACAACGTATTATGAATTATTTGCTACAGCAAACTATGTTGCAAGGTGGCATCCCGGTTGATGAATTAATGCCAAACTTTGAAGCAGCAGCGGAGCAAAGCAACGTAGTGCAAAGTCTTGAGCCCGCAACACCGCAGCCCACTATTGGAGCAGACCAGAATACGGGCGGGCTTTCCCCACAGAGTTTAATGTAAGCAGGAGGAAGTATGTTTATTGATGGCGACCCGGTATTTGTTGGTGACCGGGTATATCACGTTACTATGGGCTACGGTAAAGTAGTGACACTTGAAAAGAATAATGCTCGTATTGAGATGGACATTGGTGGTGTTATGAATATGCGGGATGGTGGCTATGTAGGACTCCGCCGCCAGTTTTATTGGTATGAGCCGGTTTCATTCCGCCCCCGCAAGGGCAAGGAAGAAAAGCAGAAGCGGGCAATGACGTTTGCCGAAGCAGCTCTTGAACTATGGGAGAAGTCATAATGGCAGGTAAAGTTTTAACTGGAGATAGTCCTCGCCCATCAAGTGCCGGGATTTTGTTATATCCCCACGAGGCACAGACAGTTTCAACTGTATTTCGTCTTACCACTACACCACTCCGCTTAGTGGCTTTTGGCTTAATGGGCGATGACTATATCAGAGTCAATCGTATATGGTTGCCGCCCAGTGATATGGGGCGGAGCGACTGCGGGGATTTGTTGCCGAGTGGTGCAGTATTGGAGCAGCCCCATTATGTGGGTAGCCACATAGTAATGCTCAAAGCTGCTAAGCCCGAGGTAGTGATAGATGCAGCCGGTGAGTATCGGGTTGAGTTTGTCGGCGAGAACCGTACTAATGTACAGGTAGTATCTATTCAGGATTCTCTTGTATTAGTCAATGACACAGTGAGAAATATCTCATGAGTTGCGACCGCCCAAAAGATTGCCAGTGCGAACAATCTGAAAAAGATTGCTGCTCCCCATTAGACTTGAAGAATCTTCGTGAGCGGGTTGACCGCCTGTTTACGTTGATTGAGTCTATTGAGAGCAAGATTATTTCTGTTACCAATGATATAAACTCACTATCTGGCCGTATTGTCACTCCATACGATTGCAGCGGCAATGCACTGAAGACTGGGGACACGGTGGCTACGTGCAGTGACTTAACTACCCGCATTACTGATACACGTAATGAGCTGCAGCGGCTAATTGATGACATTGCTGTTAAAGACTGTAATGGCCAGCCCAACACCTCTGCTCCCAGCTGTGCGGCATTTAATGACTTGGCTGCTCGTGTAGATAAGATAGCCACGGATGTTCTTACAATACTTGACCAGATAAACGGGCTTCAAGGTCGTAGCGGCGGAGTTGGCCAAGATGCGATTGATGCAATATGGCGGGCTATTGATGATATTCGCTCCCAGATTGCACAGATTGATACACGGCTTAAAGCCCTGGAGGGCAGGAGCTCGGATAATGACGATGACAATGGCGGTAACCCGGGTGTAGGATTTGGGTGGCCAGGTACTGGGTACAACTTCAAGGGCTGGAATATTCAGGTACGATTCACCGATAATAATGGTGCTGATGCCCCGCTAATCGCGGATATTGAGGTTACTGGTCCACCCAATTCTGTGTTTGCCTTGGAGGGAATTGACGGTTCTATGCACGTAACACCTCGGGCACCTGGGGTTTCATTGCATACTCAGAAGTTATTTTATTGGAAGAATATCAGAAACCAGAATGGCGGTATTCTTTATGTGGTTCACGGCGGCAAGCGTGTAGCTGGTGCGAAGATAGATACAAATGGCCTAAGCCGTGATGGTATAATTCAATTGGACCCTTAATATGAAACATACATATTTATTAACACCAGACAGCCACGATACTACGTCGCCAGGCTTCGTAGTCCGTAAAGATGAGAGTATCTTTGTGGCTGCCTTTAACTTGAAGCCGCTTATGTATGAGAAGAATCCTGATGGTTCTTTGAAGAAAGATACTGTGGACTTGTGTGACTATATCATGTTCGAAAGAATTCTTTACGACTTTGAGTATGGGCTTACAGCTTGCAAGGGTACGGTGACAGTTCATGAGAAAGGTATTATTGCATCTGCCCCACTTAGAGATGATTGTGGCAATATTGCTGCGATGACAAATTGCAAAGATACTTTGTGGATAACAGACCCTGGCTTATATCGTGCAGTGTTTGTGGGCAATAACCGCCATGGAGTTTCGCTTGTGACTTATTACAATGGGGCTTAAGATGAAATGCTGTCGTAAGCTATCATGGTATAAAAAGAAGAAGCTGGCGAAGATGATAAAGCAGCTTGGCATTAAGTCACAGCCCGGCCAGGAGTCGGAATTGTATGATACCTTTGGGAGACGGATTAAATGACAAAACTAGTCACGGTTGATAATCTCGGCTCCCAGTTTGTCCTTGACCAGGCAGCCAAGAAAATTGGGTTGCAGTTTATGCCGACTACCTCCCCCAATAGGGTGAAGAGTGCTCCGCAGCCCAATAGCTTTATCGGTACTATGGGCGGACTTCTTGCCTTCCCGGCTTTGTGGATGGAGGTAGAAATAAATGGTGCCAAGTACATGGTGCCGTGCTATAAAGCTGAATCGGAGACTCTCCCCATTCCGTTCCAGTTTACATTAGCAGAAACGAACTGGCTTAGCGGCAGGGCACTGCAGAATATTGGACTTCACTTTACTTTACCGAGCTCCTTGTCTATTCATGATATAGAAATTACTTCTATTGAAGGTTTACCAGAAGGGATTACTTTGAATTCACAGACTAAAGAATTTGAGGGTACACCCACGGGCTCTGGGCGGTATAATATAAACATCGAAGCTGCCGAGCCGTATGGTTTCCACCAATATTTGTCTGTTGTTGTTTACGTTTCTGGAGACTTCATTGTTAAGTCCAGAAGTAATGTAGTGGGCTACGGAGATATTGACTATGACTCAAGGGCAACGTATACAGGTTGGCAGTGGCAGCCTCAGATTACAGAGGTAGACAGCCATGCGTTTAGTAACCGTGAAATTCTTAAGCAGCAAAATGTTGTACTACCCAACCAGCTGGTAAAATGTGGGTATAGTTCTTTTGAATATTGGGAGACGGCTACGGGACTTGATATTGGCAATGGAGTAGAAGAGCTGGGCGAGTCGGCTTTCTTTAGCTGGGCCAAAGCCACTAAGCTGCGACTTGGCCCAGCGATTAAGAACATTGGCCATGCATGTTTTGGCCGTTGGAATAAATTGGAAGAAGTTATTTGTGAGGCAGTATCTCCCCCCACAATGGGGCGAGACCCTTTTATGCAAGGCAATAACAGCTTTGCAATTAAGGTGCCTAGTGGCTCGGTGGCTGCGTACAAAGCGGCTCCGGGGTGGAGCAGCTATGCGGCACGTATAGTTGCAATTTAAGTGGAGCAGGTATGAAGAAAGTGGTTACTCCGGATAATTTGAGTACGGAGCATTTTAGATTAAACCAAACTTCAAAAAAGATTGAGGTTGTTTTTCCGCCCAGTAGTGGTGGTATTAGCGACATGGCAATTGACGGGCAGAAGCTTACCTATATGGAGGGCGGAGTTGCCAAGGAGCTTAACCTCAAGAATATTATAAAACTTGATGGTAGGCTTGAGGGCACCAAGTTGAAGTTGTCCCACCCCAATGAGGGCAGTGTTATCCTTGAGCTTGATACGAAGTCACTTAAGAATTTGGGTGTTGAGTTGCAGGATGCCTTCGGGCAAAGTATTGTGGAGGAAAGTGAATAATGAACATTGTAACTTGTGGTGCAGATAATGATTTCATGAACGCATTGATTCGTGGAATTATTTTAGAAATGATAAATGAAGGTACACTCCAGGCTCAGTTATTGGACTGCGATGGTACGCCGCTTGGCAAGAATGCAAAAGTATTGCTTTGTTGCGAGGGTGACTGTGATGAGAAAGAGTACAAAGATACCTTTGTCGATAAGGTTACTAATGAAATTGAAGGGGGCAATTATAGGATTACACTTGGCCGCAACGATGGGCAGAGCTTTGTAATTAAAATCCCGGTACCGCCTCCACCTGCTGAAGATAAGTATGTGACGGATTTTAGTTTTGCTAACCGTGGCGGCAAGCCGGTGCTGGAGTTGCGTCGTAGTGACAATGTAACGTTGACTGCTCACTTACCTGAAAACTCCGGTGGCGGTGGTTCAGGTACTGATGACTATGTGACCTCTGGGGTGGCTACTGTACAGCGTGAGAAAGGTGGTGAGGGTCGTAAGATTTACCATGCCAATCTCAAGTTGACCCGCAAGGGTGGTGGTGAGGTAGATATAGATATGGACAATATTATTTCTACCGCAATGGACAATCCGAATTTTGATGCGCACATGGAGTTGGATAATTCTATGCAGAGAACGGTCCGTGCAGATGGCTACTATGTTACTGCACCGGAGCGCCTGCGTTGGACGAAAGATGATTCTTCTCCGGCAGCAGTGGTAGATTTGCCAGTACCGGCTTTGTGGTATTCACCTGTGGGTGATGGCACAACCACTAATACCGGTAATAAGCTACTGCCAATAATGGATTTGCATTGGGGCAAACCATATGGTAACAACAAGCTGGGTTTGACGAAAGATGCTTTGTGTTACGTCAAGGCAGATGGTACGCAGGGCTGGCTTGAAATTCCGCAGACTGGTGGTAGTGGCGGTGCGGCTGGAGTGACAAATATTGAGTTGTCCCCCACTTTGTATCGTCACCTGCAAGTAACAGCTAATGGGCAAGTTACTAATCTTAAGCTACCCGACTCATGGTTTGAGCGCAAGTCTGTGGGCTCTGCTACTGAAGAAGATGTAAAGAATTTTATTACAGTAGAAGAATACAATACCCTCGCAGCGAATCTTGCACAGCTTTCTTGGTCTGCAGCAATTCCGCATGAGAGCTTTAGATTATCTCCAGAGCTGCTAGCTAACTTCCGTGTTGAGTTACTACCTGCTTTGCACAATCAGTATGGGGAACAGATAGGTACCCTAAGGGCTGTAGACCGTAGTGACTGGATTAAGCTTCACGGGAATGATGTGCTTGTATATCCTTACCAGATTATTTCTCTCTTCCAAGCCGGGGATACTAAGGGCGATGAAGCTACCCACTTACATAGGGTGCACCCATACTTGCATGCATTAATCCCTAGCCGTGACCGTGACGGCGCAGGACCCGGTACCTTGAACGGTACTCACGCGATTGATATTTTCCGCCAGTCCTATGGTGTTGGATTGACTGGCTTGCAATATGCGTACGCGGGTACGGTCTATATGAGTACTGTATTTATGGATAGCCCCGCGCAGGAGCCACCTCCCGGCGTATACCATTCAGTGTTCCCGATTAATATATTGAACACAACACCGATGGACAAGGTTGCCAATTATTCGTCTATCATGCCGGAAGTTCTTTGGTACCGTGTACGTGATTTGTTCCCGGAAGAAACGCCCACTACAGTACCGAGTGAGCTTATTTACAACACGCACTATAATGTGAAGCCACATAACAGCATTCCTAAACATTACTAAGCAATGGAGAAACTTATGAAATTTCAAGCACCTAATCGCCCTACGCTGCAACGTGGACAAGTGGCACCCGCCCGCCCCCATGGGGCTGCAGGAAATAATCCTAAGCCACAACGCCCTGAGCAGCGTGGCGGCTGCGCATCTTGCCGTGGGAAAAAGAAGTAACTATTCACATTCCCATAGTATGGTGATATAATGAAATCTGAAGCTTATCAGGGTTTTGATAAACTCACGTCTAAGGACCCGGTTGTTAAAATACTGTATGAGCGCCGTGAGGAGCTGCGTCGGTTGTTGATTAAAGTTGTTGACCCGGCACAGCTCTTACGGGTACAAGGCATGGCGGCGGAGGTGGATTTGATGCTAGCCTATCTTGAAACGCTATACGCCACGCAAAATGCCCGCGTAATGGAGAAAGTAAATGGCTAACAACGCAATGACACGTCGCCGTGCTGAACGGCAGCAAAACCTGAATGACCAACTTTCAGGAAATAATCCCCCCCCACAGGGGGCCGGTGAAGCTAATGGGGTGCAAGATGTGCTCGCCCCGCGGGGCAGCCAGGAAGATGAGTCTTCTGAAAAGTTTCGCCGCTTACAGGGAAAGACTTCAGCCCTTGAAAAAGAGAATCACGAACTTGTTCTAGAACGTGAAGCGCTTCGAAAAGAATTGGAGGAGCTTAAGAAAGCACCACCAAAATCTGAGAAGGAAAAACATGAAGATTTTGTAAAACAACTTCGTGAGGATATTGGGGCGGAGCACTGGGATTATTTAGACGAGAGTGAAAAGCAGGCATTTATCCGAATGGCACAGCGCCAAGAGGAAAAGAATCGTGCCGCTATGGAAACAGCCCAACGCGTTGTATATGAGAAAGATGAAAACCGTCGCTCTCAAGAATTCGTTGGTGCAATGGATGAGGCTCTTAAAAAGTATGACACAACTTTTTTGGGGTTGGCGAATAACGCAGAGTTTAACGAGTGGGTAAAAGGCTCGCGTCGTAACTATGCAATATGGAAAGCGTCTGTTGAGGGTAAAGATACAGAGGCACAGCAAGACTTGATGGCTTTGGCAGAAGAGTTCTTTGGCAAGGAAAATAATTCCTCCCCACCTGTACAGAATTCACAGCCCAAACCCGCTAAGCCGCAAGGTGCAAAGGTTTCTTATGAGCAATATGTTTCTGCTATTCGTGACAAGCGCCACCCCAGTCGTCGTGCTCGGGCCCAAGCTATTATTGACCAGTATTTGAAACAGGAAAACTAAAATGGATAAGCAACTTTACGGGCAGGGGCATACCCGTATTATTCCTAACCAGCTTATTGCAGACAAGATTTCTACGGAGATTTTTGACCGCAAGCTAGATGAATCTATTATCCCCAATATTGCGCTGGCAGATGCCGATTTTGAGGGCCAGCTGCTTTGTGGCAGTAAGGTCACATTCTTGAAGCGTGATACTATTGACCCCACCCTCTTCCAAGATGTTCAGGGTAACGAAGACCCCGAGACCGATGTTATTACACTCTGCGCCCAAGAGGTTGAGATTTGTGGTAGCAAGGACTTCCAGATTAAATTGAGTGTTCACCAGCTAAAGCAGCTTGAGTGCGAAAATCTGGATAACGTCTACTTTGACACTGTTGACCGTACTATTAGTGATACTGTTGACATGATTTGGGACCAGTCTCACTTGGCAACTATGCTAATGATGGCAGCACGCGAAAATACAGGTAACAACGCGCTCGGCCTTGTAGACCTGGGTAGCGCAGCAAATCCGATTGTTATTCCTAAGGACCGTATCGCCGGAGCTGCGAAGCTTGAAGAGGTTTTTTCTAACCTCCAATTCGTACTTACCACACGTAATGCAATGAGCTACAATGGCGACGTGGCATTGGTCCTCCCCACTTTGGTGGCTAATCGTGCTGCTCCCATTTTCCGTGACTTGAATGTTTGCTGCGGCGACGACAATATCCGTATTAAAGGTCAATTGCCGAAGACGATTTATGGTTTCGATAGCTTTATGACTAACCGTCAAGTTTTGTCGGTTATGTATGGTGGCCGTCGAATTTTCTATATTATTGCAGCAGATAAGCATGCTAGCGGCTTCGTTTCTGATTTCTACAACTTTAAGTGGTGGGAAGATAAGCGTGATTGGTTCTTGGTAGGCACAGAAGTTCATGGCTCATATGTGACTTACCCAGAGCACATTGCGATTGCGGCCATTACTTTTGAGCAGTAAAACAGGAGAAAGACTATGGCTCAACTTCTTCAAATTTTCAAAGGCGGCTGGGAAGGTAAGCACCGTAATAAGGATGGCAGCCTCCGCGATAATCGCCTTGCCGTAAACCAACGCCCGGCTGATGGCCACATTAAAGCGGCAACGTGGGAAGATTATATCCGTGTGAATAAACACCGGTTCTGTGACTACCCCCAATTGGCAGTGGGTGATGTTATCGGTATTCATACAACACTTACCTTCGGTGTAATTGAGGGGCTCGGTATTGCTGTTCTTACCCCTGAAGAGGGGCTCAAGTTCAAACTTGTAGCAAGCGATAATTTTGACCTTGGTGGCTTAGACTTTACTATCTACGAGTACGACGAGGACAAGAAAGAGTTCAAGTCTACGGCTGTTAACGTTACTGCTTCAGCACTTACAGAGATTGGCACCAAGAAAGTATGGATTGCCGGCTATGCCAAGCCTGGGGCCGAGTTAATGCGTGTTGGCAATGCAGTTCAGATTGGGCTTGAGGTAGCAGCACTTCCCCAGAATGCAGGTAACACAGGTACGACGTGGGACTTTGACATTGAGTCACGTCTACAAATGCGGCAGTCTGTCCGCCCACCGGCAAGTCTTTGCTGCTGCTAATTTTGAATAGCCCGGTTACTAAGTGGCCGGGCTTCTTTACATTGGAGAAACTTAAATGAGCGGAATTAAGAGTAATGTAAATGGCATTGTTATTGCACACACCCCATATGTGGACAATGTAGTTAAAATGGGTGATGGCAAGTATGCACGCTTTGTAAGTGGGGCGCCACGCTCCCCATCGGTGCCGGCAGCTGGCGTTGACCTTGAGAAGGCAGATACACAAGATGAGTCGGAAGAAGCAGTGGCAGAAGTGGCTTCACCGGAAACCGAAGAAACGGCGGAAGCACAGGAAGAAACGTCTGGCCGCCGGGGGCGTAGAAGCCAACCTGTGGAGCAACTGTGAAAGTAAAATCTCTCATAGCCGAGGTACGCTACCAGCTCTCGGATATTGAGGGACTTGGTTACAGCGATGATTTGCTGATTGAGTTTATAAATGACGGGCTTTGTTTCATTTATGATTTGAAGCCCGAGTTATTTGCAGAGTCACGTGTTCTAAAAGCACAGTGCGGAGATGTTCAGATAATTGATGAGTGTTGCGACCGACTTCTTTCAGTAGATGCAATTTCCTCCCCTGCTGGTATCTTCGTTGATATTATTCGCCAGACAAGTGTGAAAATGGCACGTGACTTTGATAAAACTCCTGCTGGTATTGGGGCGCGTACATGGTCCATGCGTGAAAATGTGTATAATGAATTTTATGTATGGCCGCCTGTTGAAAAATGTGAATGTGTTTATTTCAGGGTAACATGTACAGTCCCCCCAGACCCGGTTGTAGAGCTCACCGACCAAGTTCCAGATTGTAAGCACCACGAGGCTCTGGTACAATATATTCTATGGCGAGCGTACTTAATGGAGACTGAAAGCACAACATCATTACAGCTTTCTCAAGTCTGCTATGATAAGATATTTCAGATTCTCGGAATTGAGCGGCAAACAGATAATTCGATGAGGGAAACAAATGGAAGATACAACAAGTCTTAGGCCTTACTTGACAACGCGGCAAGGCCCCGTGGTATGCTGTGGTAAACCGCCGCGTGAGCATTGTGTTGTAGAATACCGGCGGGAGAAAGAGATTGAATTTATTTGTTATGACAGGTGGCTGCCTAATGTTCGTCTTTTGGCACCTCATATACCCGATAACATTTTGCTTGATTATATTCGTCGTGGTTGTATTGAATTTGCTCGGCAGTCTAAGATTCTTACCCGCAATATTACTTTGCTTACTCAAAAGAATGTGGCAGATTACTGGCCGTGTCTCGGCCCTAATGAAAGAATAGAATGGGTGCGGCTGCTATCGGTAAATGGGGAGTGCTTTGAGCCGCAAGGGCATAGCTGCTCATGGGATATTGGCCCAAGCAAATATTGGTTTCACCCGCCAAGCAGCTTAGAGATTCATCCTCCCCCCAATGAGTGTGCCAAGATTATTTTCACTGTTGATGCCTGCCCAAGTGAGGATAGTACTGAAGTTGACCGGCTAATACATGACCGGTACTTCAAAGCAATTGAGGACTACGCGGTGGCACTTGCTTCGCTAATTCCACCGCGTGATGATAGCCATAATACAGTTCGCATAAGTGGAGATACGTATACATTATTTATGCGTGGTTTTAACAAGAGTGTTACACGTGCCAAGATAGACCAGGCACAAAACTTTTCGGACGCTACAACTTCGTGGCTGGGAGGAGGATGTAGTGGGATGTAATTGTCGTGGCAGGAAAGCTCGCCCAAAGCCAGAGCTTAATATTGGTAGCCCATGCGTAGCTTCTCCGGGTGTTCACCATAATGTAAATGTGGAAGTGGATGAGCACTGTAGGGTGGTTAGAATATGGGAAGCAGAGAAGAAAATAATTAAAGGGTGTGACGAATGCGGTTGAAGCTAACCCGGTTTTCCGGCCTAGCACCTCGCCAAACAGACCGAAATTTACAGGAAAGTTTTGCAAGCATAGCGGAAAACGTAAACTTTGAAAGAGGTACAATACAAGCATGGAATGAGCCGGTGAAGGTCAATGACCAGACCGGCTATTCTCTTTTTATGGCCAGCTGCTGCCCTATAGTCGGCGACTGCGATACTTCTTTCGCAGAGACAGGTATTGACTGCGGGGAAATATTAGTTGCTTCTGGTTTGGGTAAGCAGCCTGTTTTTACTACGGAGCTCTGCCCACCAAAGTGGGAGCCGCTAGGTTTCCCGTGCAAGATGGCTGTCCCCACTGTGAAAGCGCCTGCGGTCAAAGAAGATTTTAGTATGGACCTGCGGAGCTATTATTACACGGTAGTTAACCGTATGGGTTGGGAGTCTGCGCCTTCACTCCCCTCCACCCCGGTACGTGTGAATATTATTTCAGAAGTTAGTGTTGGCGAGTTTGAGGTGCCAAGCAACGCAGTGGCTATCCGGATTTATCGTGCGCAGACACCACTTGACTACGGCACCGAGCCGCTTGATAATGACGATGCTGTGTTTCTGCTAGTGGGGGAGATACCCGTAGGCCAGCCCGTCTTCAAGGATAACGTGAAGATTGCCGGCTTTGCCTGTGAGACAGAACAATATTCTCCCACACCGGATGGTTTATTTGAGATTTGTAGCCTGCAAGATGGACGGCTATGCGGCTTAGTAGGCAACTGCTTTATGATGAGCGAGCGCAGTGCCCCGCATGCTTGGCCAGATAAAACCAAAGTATCCTTTTATGACAGGCCACTTGCTTTGAAGTGTGTACATGGCACGGCTTATGTACTAACAGCAGGTAGGCCCGTAGTTATTCAGCTGAATGGTGACTGCGAAGATGGCGTGCTTTATAACGTGTTCACTCACCCACAGACATTGCCCATAGTGTCACGCCGCTCGGCTGCCGTGCATGGCGGTGGTGTAGTTTACGCGGCGGCCCAGGGCCTTGTGTATATTGCCGGCCAGCAGGCAGTGGTACTCACCCGTGACTTCTACACGCCGCAGCAGTGGCAGCAGCTTGAGCCGCATACTATGGTAGGCTGCGTTCATGATGGGGTTTATTATGGGTCCACTGCAACGACATGTATCCGCTTTGACCTGCCCGATGAAATCTTTGCTTCTCAGGATGACACGGCTTTGACTACTCTTTCTCTCCGCCCAAGAGCTATGTACTCTGCCAGTAATGACCGGTTGTATATGGCATTGGATGACGGTGTATATGAGTGGAATACAGGCACAAAGAAAATGCTGTACCACTGGAGAAGCAAGGTTCACTATGCACCGGGGCCGGTTAAGTTTTCAGCTTACAAGATTTTCACAGACGGGATTGTGTCTGTTGCCCATTCAACGGAGCATGGCGAAATATCACGGAATGCTACTAGCTTGCAGCCTTGCCGCTTACCTGCTGGGCGGCGTGGTCAAGAATGGTTTGTAGATTTCCGGGGCACAGCTGAAATTAGTGAGTACACTTTAGCAACAAGCATACGGGATTTATCTCATGACTAAAATAGAATTGCCCAGTGATGACTTGGACCAGGTTGAGGCCCAGCTTCTTGAGTTCGGAGAGTTCATTCTCTCCCAGACGGGTGATATTATCCACTACCCATATATCTTCTTTCAAGCATGGGTTAACAGGAAGCTGAAGGTATTTACTCACCGCCAGGAAAACGGGAAGATAGATGGGCTGCACATAGTAAGTATGTTCACCTGCCCAGTGACGGGGCTTTATCATAGAATCACAGGTTTTAAGGGCGGGGTGGATATTAGTGAGTTTGTCGACAAGACTTTGGCAATTTATGAGGAGCCAGACCAATGAAGATTGAAACAGAAGAACAGCTCAATAAGCTGTATGCCTTCTACCGGCAGGAGAAAGAAAATATCTTTGCCCAAGTGAATATCTCCCCGCTGGACGACAAGATTTACGCTATGCTGCTTCATGTACTGAATGGTGACCATGGTTGGTATGGTGAGGTCATTGAAGAAGACGGGAGTATAGTTGGCATCTTCATCGGTATGCTGGTGGCAGAGGTTCTTTCAGGTAAGTTGCTTGGCCAGGAGGTGGTTGCATATATAAAACCGGATAAACGGTCCCAACCCAATAAGTTGGCTATTGGCAAAGCGTTCTTGCAGTTTGAAGAATGGTCAAAGCAGCGTGGCGCTTACCGTGTAAAGGTGAGTACTTATGGTGAGTATATCCCAATGCTTGAGCAGCGTGGCTACGTGGGCTACACAACAAATATGTATAAGGAGCTTAAATGAGTGGTGATATTGGTACTGCAGCCGCAGCGGGTATTGAGGCAGCTGCCGCCATTACGATTGCAACAATGCAGTTCGCCCATGAGCGGAGTAAGCTGAAGCTGCAAAAAGAAATGTGGCGCGAGCAGAAGCGCTGGGCCTCCATGTACCATGACTTGTGGAATGAGAAGTACAAGCCGGCAGAGATGCGGTTCTTGGATTATGTAATGAACAAGAAGTCGTATGAGCCCCAGTATAATGCTGCCGAGTCCCGTGCTGTTGTGGGTGTAAGGAAAGAATTCCTTGCTGCCCGTATGAAGCTGCGCAAATGTATTGACCCCCAGTTAACGGGCGAGATTTGTTCTCGTGAGAGGATGCTGGCAGTAGAGGAGGCCAAGGCCGTAGTGGCTGCAGCTAACCGTGGCTTCAGGGCAGAGGAAGCACGCAAGGACCAGAAGGATGCCCAGTGGGAGCAGCTTGTTCTTGCTGTTCTCCAGTTGGGCCGAGGTCTGGTATCTGCTGCCTCCCAGCTGTATGCCAATGCTAATCAGACTGCCCAGACAATGGCGAATATAAATCCCTACGGGGGTTTCGCCGCTGCGCTTGGCCAGATAACTTCACGTATTACCAATGATGCCTATGCCCGTGAGAACGGGCAGCAAGGTACGTACGGCCTCCAGAACAGAAGTATATACAACCAGGCACAAGGTGGCTACCAGTACAACTTCAACGGGGCGAGCACGGGCAGTTTTAATGCACGCACCCCAATCAGCATTTGACAGGAGAGAGTAATGAGTTTGTATGATGATTTTATGAATGGCCAGATTCATGACCACAAGTTATACTGGGACCGGCTTAACCAGCTGCAACAGCGTGACGCTCGGCGGATTACAATGGACGGTGCCCAGATGCAGTTGGAGAACGATGCTATTACCCGTGAGGCCAGGCTTAGGAATGTGCTCGCCCAGCTGGCTAACTCAACAGATATGAATGAACAGCAGCTGGCCTATCGTCGTGGCTTAGACCCGTTAAGCTATGACCTTGAGCGGCAGAAGTTGCTTACCGGTATTTCACAGGGCCAGAATCAGCAGAGCCAAGCTATTCAGGATATGACTTTCCGTGAGGGATTGCAGCCCCTACAGTATCGTGCCAAAGAAGCAGCGCTGGGTGCGAACATTGCAGGCAATACCCTCACCACTACGAATGCCCAGCACGGCAACACGATTGCTAATGATATTTTTCCGGACCAGCGGAGAGCGGCCCAGGGCCAGGCAGCTTACGCCGGCATGCAAGGTGACGTGGTGCGTAATAACCTCCCGGCATTGCAGACAACGTCTGAGACAAATATTCTTACTGGCCAGAAGAATGCAGAAAACCAATATGGTGTGCAGGAAACACTGGGCCGCCAGCTTGAGGAGCAGCGTACTACTGCAGACTTGATGCACTGGGCCATTGAGAATGGCGGGCAGACAACACCAGACCTCATTAACTTAATGCGTGGGGCAAGTTATGACCCCCGTCGTACGCCTGAAGAAAGACGCATCGCGGGTAACTTGGTGAACTCCCTCACCCTACAGCAAGCGGAGTACCAGAAAGCATTCCAAGGTAAGGATGCAGCCATGAATCCGGCTGTGCCCCTCATAGAGAACACGCCTCTCCAGATGGCAGAACAAATGGGGATACAGGTCCTTGGCCAGAATCCGTATGGTGAGTATCAGATAGACGTGGGCAACGGGAATATTGAGCTGCTCTCTCCAGCAGAACTTAAAACCTCAATTGCCCGGCGGCTTGGTGTCGATGCTACCCCGTGGCAGAAGGATGCAGAGATTTCACTGAAAGAACGTGCTGCCAGGTTGTCTGGTAATACGCAAGCCATGACTGCTGGTGTGCCAGATGCCTTCAAGCCGGAGCTAGGCTTTAAGCTTTCGGATACGGCCAAACAAAGACAGCAAAGAATTATGTATGGTGCCCAGACTATTGCCCTCCGTAATTTGGGCTATACACAGAAAGAGGATGCTAATGGCAACAAGATATGGGTGGATGACAAGGGACAGGTTATTCCGCCAGATGTTATTCAACAATATCTTCGCTCACAGAACTTGGCAGGAGACGAGACAGCACCGGCGTTATTGAATCCACCACAAGGGGCTGGTAAATGAAAGCGGGAGAATCACGCTCTCTTACCATGGGACTAGAGGAGTCATATGCACTCCCGCCGGGTTTATTGCAGGCAGTGAATGAGCAGTACTCTGGCTACCGTGAACAGAATCCTTTGCTGCCCGGCCACGTGGCTCGTGACCCGGACCGCAAAGCCGAGCATATTCAAATGGCCACACGGATGCAAGAGAAGATGAAAGAGTTCGACAACATTGTCCCTCTTGCTATTGATGCTTATATGCGTGGTGACAAAGCTACCCGAAAATCTCTTGAAGAGGGTTCTTTCCCCCAAGAAGCCGTAGACAACACATATACAGTCCTCTCCCGTATGCCCAAGTATGGTGGTGACGACTGGACTACAGGCGAGGCACGCCAGTCATTGGCAGGTGTAATAGGCAACCCGTCCAAGGACCTTACAAGTACAGCACAGGCCCCGGCTCCCCGCCCAGTTAATGACTTGCGGATATGGCAGCGGGCAGACGGTCGGTACATGACAGGTGATACTTTCCTGGATACTATGCTGGCTATTGAGAGTGGCGGCCGGCTGCATGACAAGAACGGGAATGTGCTTAAAGCAGCCGGGTCCAGCGCACGTGGCCTCTTCCAGGTTATTGACTCAACAGCCAGGTCATACGGCCTGCTGGGCGATGGCTTTGACTTGCGTGGTGACCCACAGGCCAGCTTGGCTTTCGCAGTTAAGTACGCCCAGGATAATGCCAAGAGTCTGAAGAAGAATGGCATACCAGTAAGCCCTCTCACAGTATACCTCTCCCACCAGCAGGGTGCGGGCGGTATCAAAGAAATTTGGGATGCGGCTAATGGGCGAGGACAAGTATCTAAGGGCGTCCGGGCCAATATGGACAATAATGGTGGCCGTGGTTTAACACCTGCTCAATTCTTGAGGAAGTACGATAATATCATCGCTACCCGTATGGCGGAAGCACGTGAGAATGGTGCCAAAGATGGTTTCCTCATGGGAGCAGATGTTAATATTCCGGACGCACCAAGCTATGCCAGGACTGTTACACCAGAAGGCCAACCTGCAGTAGACAATAGTTGGCAACACCTTATGACAGCCACGGCTGCTTCTCCCGCCCCACTACAGGAGCCTGAGACAGAAAGTAGTGAAGATAGTGAGCAGGAAGAGAAAGATAAGTTGGCAACCACCAGTGTTAACTGGGCTGCCCGGTTGGATGACCTTTTCAGGAATGAGCCTGTAAGTTCTGTCCCCAGCGACCTGCACGAAATTATTTATCAGAAAGTGAGACAAGCATGAGTAACGACGCTATGACAACTTTGCAAGAACAAATCGCAAAGCTGAATCAAATAACCCAGAATGGTTTTCAAGGTTTCAAGGGTAAAGAAATACCGCAAGACCCAGGGGCTAAGTACACAGGCATCTTGGAAAACCCCGCCGTTAGTCTGCAACAAGGTACACTCCCCTTCCAGCCAGTAGTGGAAGCAGATGACCCGCTTGCCGGGTACCAACTTCCGCAGAAAGAGGGTGGGGCTTCTACTGCCCCCACCGATTATTCAGGTGTGACTGGTAAGCTGCGATGGGGCAAGAACTTTGTTACTTCTGTTGGCCAAGGTGTAGCCGATACTGGTACCCATCAGCTGGCACGCGGTGGTAATGGTATTGTAGAATGGTTTCTTGACGAGGTGGGTAACATCCCCCAATGGGTGGGCAAGGAAGGTTATAACAACATAGATAATGTGCGCACACTGCTTCGTAAAGAAGAGGGTTATGACAAGTTGAAAGCGGCCAAGCAGAAAGACTTATTACGTGGGGGTGACCCCAGCGGTGTCACACAGGCTGCCTCGCTTTGGGGTATTAAGATGGGTGCTGAAGAGAATGAAGCAACACGTGGCGATTGGAATAAGTACTTCGGCCTCCGTTGGAATCGCTATGTGAATGCTATTCGTCGTGGTGAGGCGGCTGTGCCTAAAGACGAGAAAGCTGCTACGATACTTGCGGGTATGAAAGAGTTCGAGGAGGCCCACCCCCATAAGTTTGACGTACTAAAACCCGAAACCCTAGTGGCCGAGGCAAAAGACCAATACCTTGTCCCACCAGATAGCCCAGAATTCAAACAACGTTTCGATTCAAGTAATGATATGGCAGACCGCTGGGGTGAGGATGCTACTAAGCACGCCAAGATAATGAATGAGCTAAGTGCTAAGCGGCTTGCTGGCAAGACACGCAGTGACCCAGAATACTGGGGTTACAAAGTGGGGCAGAACAGCCTTAACTATGCTCTTGCCATTGGGGCTACAGCACTTACTAAAAACCCCACTATTGGTGCTGCCATAGTTGCCGTCCCGGTTGCTGGCGACGCGTATGCTTCTGCCCGTGAAGCTGGTTATTCACCGGAGTACTCCGCTAGCTACGCGGCTTTGTACGGGGCGGCAGAGTACTTCCCGGAGAAGCTGGTTCTTGGCAAGCTAGTGGCAGGTGCCGGTTCTGGTATTCTAAAGCAGACTGCATCAAATGCTGTTATGGAGGGCACACAAGAAGGCATTACGGAAATTGCGCAGATGGCTTTGGACCAAGGCTACAAAGTAAACGATGACCCCAACCTTACTTTCCAGAAAGCAATTGGCCGTGTATTCGATGCTATGGTGCTTGGCGGTATTATGGGCGGTATGGGTGGTGCCTCACACGCAACACTTAACAAGGCATTGGCCGCCACCCCAATGGACCGCGCTGCTGCCCGTGATAGCTATCTGCAAGAGTTCAATAATATCCGGCAAGCATTGGAGCAGGGGCTACCTCAAGACCAGCTTGATGAGATAATTCGAAATCCCGCTCCGGCAAGTCCTGCTTCCACTAATCCGGCAAGTCCTGCTTCCACTAATCAGGCTAATCCTGCTTCCACTAATCAGGCTAATCCTGCTCCGGCTAATCCTACAGACCTGTTCTCACAGGTGGAGATTGATTTTCTCAATGACCCGAAGAATCCGTTGAACTCCGCCACTGATGCCCAAACAATTCAGGGCGCACAGGAAATCCTTGCTAACCCAGACTCGGCGCTTGACCCATACCGACAAAACGCAGAAACTCTCTTGCAGGGTATGCGTACTAAATACGACCCTTCTTCACTTGCTCCGCAGGTACAGCAATGGGAGCAGCATCGTTCTGCAGGTACTTCAATGTGGTCCACGCCGCCAAGCAGCCAAGCGGCCAGGTACTCACAAGCAGAGAATGACGCACTCATAAATCACTTCAACAAAACTATCGGGCGTGGTACCCAGGCTATCGACACTAGTGGCATCCTCCCAGATGGCTCTGTGCTCCAGGGTGAGGGCATTACCCTCCCAGATGGGCGAGTTATTATGAACTTCGATAATATTTCGCCCCAGATTAGTACCGTAACTGGGCAGCAGATTCTCTCACGAGAAGACCGTGCTGCTATTGTTGGTAACCACGAGCTTAGCCACCGTGCAGAGCGCGGCTTCGTGGATTCTCTCCCCGATGGCGGGCAGCTCTATAATGAGATACGGCAACGCCTCGCCACTAATCAGGTTATCGGTAATCTGGCACGTGCCATACAAGCGGAGCGGGTAGCACAGGTTTCCGCAGGCCAACAAGCTGCTAATACTCTCATAGATGACTACACTGCAGTTAGTGAGGCCTATGCAGAGCTGATGGGTGCGCTCACTCGGCCACGTGGCTACGAGGCTTTGGTGGACCGTTACCTTGATTACTTGCCGCGTAAGATTAAGAAGCCGGCGTTGCGTAGGCTCATAGACAAAACTGCAGCTGGGCTGCGTAACATCTTTGCTAAGTGGACTGGAAAGAGCTTCACTCCACAGACACTATCTAACCAGGAGGTGGCAGATATATTCGCCTCCATTAATAGTCACAGATATTACGGGTTGAAGAATCCTGCTCAACAAGTTTCTTCCCCCGCTACGCAGGCTACTGGGCCGAGTCCTAATCCTATCTCACGAACAGGCATGCGCCAGGCTCCTGTGTTTTCTACCCGCCCGGCAGAGGAATATGCGGCCCAGCTTGTTAACCGAGTACTTGGGGACATAAATGGCTTTAATACTTGGCTTGATAATTTTGTGCTAGTTAAAACCTGGAGTGATAATGATATACATATTTTGGCAACTAGTCTTAAATTTAATGAGCAACTACCCGATGACAGATTAGCTAGACTGTTTGATAAGTTTACGCATACTTGGGACTTTTATAAACCTTGGCGGCAGCATGACTACAACTTTGCCAATGCTGCAAATGACCTAGCTATATTAGCCCGTGCTCTCCCAGATGAGCAGGTTGCCATGCTTTCTATACCAGATAATCTTAAAGAATACTTTGGTTATTATCGTGGCATACAGGCGGCCAGGTACACTAAGCTGAAAAACTTCTATGATAATCTTGAGTCTACTTCATACCCTGCTACACTGCCAGCAATGCGCAATATTATCCTACAAAATATTTTACTAGGTACTTATGGCTGGGGTGAAACACAAGTTAAAACGCCAGAAGATATTATGGCAGAAGTAAAAGCCTTGAAGGCCGTGCGGTTCCCTAAAGAAGTTGAGCAGAGTATTTATGTGGCAGCGCAGATTATTAGTACTTCAGGAGCTACTAATGAGCTGGTTAATGCTACAGTAAATAAGCTTGTAGCTAAGCACCCCACCTACGCAGACAGAATAACACAATTCATGCAAAGCCTCGGCAGTATAAGCAGTTCAGTACTAATCCTTGGGGCCGAAGACTATATAAGTCTCATAGAAAAGTTAGCTGCACAAAAATTGCGGGCGCGAAAACCAGTTACCTATGAATGGCGTGGGCATGAATTTACCTCTCCGCCAGAAAAAGGAAAGCCGGCCCTGGTGGCTTCCCATGAGATGACTCTTTGGAAACTAAAGGAAGTACTTCATAATGAGGGCAAGTTAGCGGCTCCGTCCATTGCGCTGGCCCGTGCAGATACTTTTAACGGTATAGGCTGGGGTCAAATGGAAATAGCTTTTCTGGCGGACTTGGCATCTATACCAGAAAATAATTATATTTTCGGTATGGACGCGTATACACCAGTTTTTTCACCATATACGTCTGGCACAATAGAAGATATTAATAATTCTTTGGTAGATGATGTGCAGCTTAAATTTAGCTCAGGGGGTAGAGAGGAATACTATATTGAAGAATTGCTTTCTGAAGAAAGCCCCGAATACCCAAACTCATCTATATTTGAACGTACGGCGCTCTCTCCGCTACTTACTGCCAAGCAAACTGATGAAGCCAGGGAAGTTATAGGGACAAAAAGTTTAGACGACCTACAAAAACTGCTTTACAAGTATGAAACCCAAGTACGCGCTGAGACTAAAATTATGGCAGAAAAGTTCGGCTTGGAGTGGGGTCGCGCGCTAGCCAGTGTTGGCACTGAAACTTTGCGCATAATGGGAAGTGATAAGCTTGAAGGTCTATACACTTTACAGAAAGAAAATCCCAAAGCTTATCAGTACATGCGCGAGAATATCTCCCCCATTATAGAGGAGGCAAAGCAAGAAATACTGGGGCGTGGTAAATACATGGAGCTAAAGGTACTTGATACTGTCCCACTAAATAAGTTCTCTGCAGCTTTATTACATAAAGGCCTGGGGACTGAGAATTATAGTGAGCAGCTAGCAGAACTGGTAGCAGACGGGGTTGCCCTTATATGGGCAGCAAATCCGAAGCATATACACAATGCTACTAATACTGGGCTAAAGCAGGCCACGAACACTTTCCCCAACCTGCTCTTCTCCACAGAGCCGGTACAAACCACAGTAAACCTTGAAGAGTACACTGCCCCCAAAGTAGGCAAAGCAGCCCTGCATAACCTACTACTAAACCGCCTCGCAACTGCCCAAGTAGAAGCCAAGCCACTTAGCCTTGAGCAGCTTAGCAGCTACGTGGCCCAGCTAGACCTCACCCCCTTCCCCAAAGCAGTGCGACAGAGCTTGTACAACGCAGCCTCCATAGTGACGCAGCAGCCAAGCCAGCTTGGCAGCATGGTATCCCAGCTGGCTGAGACGCACCCCGCCTACGCCACCCAGATACAAAGTTTCATGGAGGCTGCAGTGGAGGCGGCAAGTGGCTTGGCTGCTTTGCCGCCCAGTAGCCGAGAGTCTGTGCTTGAGTCGGCCAGGTTGCCTATCTCTTCCCCAAAGAAAACGACCTACACTTTCCAGGGGCAGGAGTTCACCTCCCCACCAGAGAAAGGCAAGACACCACTCACTATTACCCAGTCTATGGGATACCATAAGTTTGTTAATTTAATGAACAGTGGGGGCAAGCTTTATGCTCCGTCTGTGGCAATTATTAACCCCGAGAATTTTGATGGTGTAGCACTTGGTGGCATGGACGTAACGTTTATCGGCAATATAGCCAGCCTCCCGGAGAACACACTTCTCTTCGGGGCGGATGCTTACACCCCATCATTTGAAGAATCTATGGCGGGAGGTACTCCAGAAGAAATTGCCTCACAGATAGCGGCTAGGGTTACTGCCTCCCATGGCAGCTTAGAAACCCGGTTGAAAGAAGCTCTTGCTGCCGCTCAGGGCAGTACTGTCTTTGGCAATAGTATAGTGGATGCACTTATCGCCCCCAATATGACTGCTGAACAGGTAGAAGAAAACCGGGGTAAGGTAGGCACCCTGGGCGAGAATACTGCCGAAGTATTCTACGTTGTTGATTCTTTCCTTAACGAGTATAGTGAAGCTATAACAAATACTGCCTCCAGTATCTTCAACGAAGTTGTCAAGAGCGACATAGCCGAGATGAAACAGGCTATCAGCAAAGAGTTTGCTCACCAGGTACTGGGCGTGCCTTACGAGTCCATGCCAGGCGTTAAGCTGGTTGAGAAAGTGGATGGGCTGCGAGAATGGCTTGCCAAGGACATAGAGCCATATGCAACAGGGCTACGTGAGAATACACTCTTCCGCCTGCCATACTTAGAGGGCAAGGTATTAGAAGCTATGCCACTTAGCAACTTCAAGGCAGCAGTGGTACATACCGCCCCGTCAACGCAAGAACAATATAGGGCTCTTGACAAGCTTGAAAAGTCCGGTGTCCCGGTAGTATACGCAATAGATAATCTCAAAGAAGGGGTGAAGCAAGCTGCCTCCATTATGCCAGACCTGCTGTTCTCCACTAACCAGTTCTTTAATGTGGAAGAGGATACCTCCCACATTAAGCCCGCACTGGAAGATGTGGCAGGCACCATTACACTGGCAGAGCTACAAGCCTATCCACCTCGGGATACTACGTCTATTAACTGGGAAGGCAGCCCAGTACTTCAGGACCTGGATGCTCTGGCAGCTGCTCCCCCCAGTGAAGTGCTTAAGGGACCGGTGCTCTATGCCATGCAGAATGACCTGTTCTCATGGGGGCAGAAACGAGACTTGCTTAAGAACTGGGCAGCAACTGGAGCCCTGCCACCTGGTTACTTACAGTATACACCTGTTCATGAAGTAGAAAGAACTTTGAACTATGGTATACCTGCGGAGGGCCAAGCTGCTTTGTCCCTTGCCCATAACATGCGGTGGGAGAAGCTTAAAGAGAAGTGGATACAAGAGGCTAGACAAGTGGGGCTTAAACGACCAGTGCAACTAGGCAGCGGGGAAATTCCGCAGCGCTTTGACGTTAGTCATATGTTACATAGTTTAATGGTGGCGCTGCATGTAATAGGTGACCCACAGCCCGGTCCCTCCCCATATAGTGAGGCTGAGCTACTTAAGAAGCTGCATGTGTTTACAGAAACTGCAGACCATGTTGGTATGCTATATCAAGCCGCTATGATAGAGGCACTGGGCGGCAATGGAGCAGAGCTACTTAACAAGTACGCCCAAAGTCAAAGTCCACATGTAGCACATATGCTTCGTGAAGACTGGGATACTCTATATGAGCTCCGCCGCTTAGCCTACCTCCGCTCTGGTACTTTTATAGAAGCAGTGGAGGCGTCCGGGCTGCTAAATGGACCGACCTATCCACGCACGGTTAATATTAGCGGATATGAGTTTACCTCCCCGCCAGAGAAAGGCAAGACACCTTTTATAATAGTGCATGGTATGGATTTAGACAAGCTACAGTGGACATTGGAAACTGGAGGCTTGGCAGCTCCATCGCTTGGTATTGTCAAGTCTGGGTTTGATGGACTTGAGTGGCTGGAGCCTACCATAGGTTTCATAATGAGCCCCGAAAAACTAAGCCGGCTTAACTACATTATGTATCGTGGTGATAGTTTCACCCCCACTTGGAATGCAGCACGTGCGCATGGCGGGCCGGATACTACTGTCCATGAGAAGTCTGATATTATCCGGGACTTGGTTGAAAATAACCTTGGCACTATGGAGAAGTGGATAAGCCGCCTGGCCAAGAATGGTGAATTAGCGACAGAGCTAGATAACTTATTCACGGCTGATATAATTAATGGGCAGGAGCTGGACCAAAGCCGCAAAGCTTTTGAGAAAAAAGTAACACCAGCTTGGGATGCTGCAGCCCGTGTAGTAACGGACCTTATAAATGGGCTTACGGCCACTGCTAACGACACAGGCGCGTATGAAGATACAGACCTGGAGTGGGTTGTTCGCTCCCTCGGCCTAGAACTGGGGTGGGATATCTCTCCCCCAGCTGCGCCTGTTACATTTGAAGTAAATAACCAAGTAATGGCAGCTGTCAAGAAAGCTGCTGCGGCAATAAAGAAGGTGCGTAACCAACAGAAATACCGTGAAGTTAAGGTAACAGACTTTGTTAAGCTTGAAGACTTCACAGCTGTTCAAGTGGCGCGTGGTGTACTTAATAGCTCAAAGGGCGCTAGGCTTGTTCGTGAGTTAGTATCCATGGGCTTGGTGGTTATACCGGCAGACACAAACTCATTAGACTCTAACAAAGGTGCCAAAGCAACGCAGCAACTTATTGGCGTGTTACCACAGCTAACATTCTCCATCCAGCCGCCTAACCCGAATAGCTTACAATCCCCAGAGCTACAGCAGAAAATAAAAGAAGCTGTAGAGGAGTGGACGACAACCGGAACTATACCACCTGGTTATTTACAGCACACACCATTCAATGAGATACAGCAAACACTTGATTCTCTTCCGCAAGAAACAATGATGGCGTTAGTTACTTCATACAATATGCGGTGGGAGAAGCTTAAAGAGAAGTGGATACAAGAAGCCAGACAGGCAGGGCTTAAGCGACCTGTGCAACTAGACTACACTGCCGGGAAAAATCATAGTCCTGCGGGCTTAATACATAGTTTACTCACTACACTGCCAGTTATGGGAGAACCGCTGCATACGCCCAGCACGCAAACAGTGGCTGAGTTGATTAGCAAACTTAATATTCTGCAAGAGTCTATGGCGGGGCATGCCAACGTATTCTACCAAGCTGCTATGGTGGAAAGTCTTGGAGGCCGTGGGGCTGAGCTGCTTGATGAGTATATACTAAACCAGAATGATACTGTAGCTAAGCAGCTGCACGAAGATTGGGATACACTGCATGAACTGCGCAGTTTAGCTTTTGCCAACACTGATACTTTTGTTAATGAGGTAAACAAGGCTATCCACGTAACACATACGCCCACTACAGTTGAAGTAGCTGGGTACGAGTTCACTTCGCCCCCACAAGAGGGTAAGACACCTTTCATTCTAGCCCACGCTATGAGCGCTAGTAAGCTACAGCTGGTGTTGCAATCTGGGGGCTTAGTGGCTCCGTCGATTGCTATTACCAAGTCTAGTTTTCGTGGGCTTGACTGGGTAAATCCAACTATTGGTTTTATAATGGACCCCGCTAAGCTACGTGGTATGGAGTATGTGCTATATCGTGGCGACAGTTACACCCCAACATGGCACTCAGCACAGTATATAAATCCAGAAGGTACTACAGAAGAACTAAATAAAATTGCTAAAGACTTGACCTTCGATAGTATGGGCACAATGGAGAAGTGGATAAGCCATGCAGTTGAGCAGGGTAATATTATTGAGCAAGCTCCTTTGCTTTTTAGGGCAGATATAATTAGTGGCCAGCAGCTTGAACAAGGTCGTGAGTCATTTGAAAAACCAAAAGTAGATTATACTTTTGCTGTTAATAGTCAATTGAAAGAAATAGCTTTTGACATTGCAGATATAACTGGTGGCAATGTAAGAGAGATTCTCAAAGACCCAACATACGTAGAGTGGATGGTTCGCGCATTGGGCCATGAGCTTGGTTGGGATATATTACTCCCCAAACCTAGTTTTGAGATAACACCTAAGCTAGACGAGACAATTAAAAAAGCTGCTACATGGTTAGAAAAAGTTATGAATGGCAGTAAATACCGTGAGCTAAAGATTACAGACTTTGTAAGGCTAGAAGACTTTAGTGCTGTGCAGGTTACTAAAGAAGAGCTAGAAAGCCCAAGTGTAGCCCGCATAATGCAAGAGTTAGTTGCACATGGTTTAGTAGTTATTCCTGTTGATGCTGTTAATTCTAATCCTGAGGATGAGGCATTTTATGGGCTTAGTAAAAGCGCAAGTGAATATGCTACACAAAACCTGCTTAAGGCTTTCCCAAACCTTTCGTTCTCCATCCAGCCGCCTAACCCGAATAGCTTGCAGTCCCCAGAACTGCAAAGCAAAATCAGTGAAGCTATTAACCAAAACCTGCTCCCCCCATGGGAGAAGATTATGGAGCAGTGGGTGGCCACTAATAAGCTCTATGGTGGAGAGGAAAGCTGGGCTGTTGCCTCTAATATGGGGGAGACAGAACTAGAGTATGAGGACTGGGTGACAGTGCGTACACCTGCTTTCAAGAAGTGGTTTGGTGACTGGGAAGATGGTAAGCGGCATAGTATCGTGGTGAATCCGAGAACAGGCGAGCCGCTTAAGGTGTACCACGGCAGCTTGGCCCACTTTGATACCTTCAGCTTTAAGCACCTGGGCAGTACAGGCTCGGCCCATGGCCATGGCTTCTACTTCACTGATGACCCACAGCTCGCAACGGGCTACGCCACTAAGGGCGACGAGGTAGGTCATATCTATTCTGGGTTCTTGAATATCCGCAGACTGCTGGGAGAGAACACTAAGAAACTCCGCCGTCGTGACGTGTACAACCTGCTCCACAAGATGGTACGCAATGGCAGTGAGATACTATGGGACTTCAATGACCTTAACAAGTACCAGCTTGAGACGGTACTATCCCAGGCAGTAGACCAGCTGTTTGAGTTGAACACTAATGACGCGGACATTCTTGCCGAGCTGGGCAACCTTGATAATGTTGAGGACGTGCATCGTGCTTTCGGTGGCAGCCCCGGCTACCAGTACACCCTCCCAGATGGGCGGCACTATTATATTGCCCTGCTCCCCAACCAATTCAAGGCGGTTAATAACTATGGCAGCTTCTCGCCCCGCCAGGATAACATGATGTTCTCCACGCAGCCACGCAGCTCAGAGGCCGCGCTGGCTACCGCCTACTCCGTCCCCCCATGGGAGCTGCGAGAGGACCTGCCAGGCATTGGCAGCAGGGCAAAACGCCTGTGGCAGGTTATTACCTCGGACCGGGTTAAAGACTTGTGGGCAGATAAGCAGGGTGAGCTTGAGCGCATAGTGAAGAAGCTACCAGGCAACGACCTTGCACTTGCCATGCGCAATGGGTGGAAGGCATACAACGCCCAAGTGCAAGCGGACTTGATGAATGATATTCGCCCCATGCAAGAGGCCCTGTCTGCCGAGCTGGCTGAGCAGCTTAACCGTGTGCGGGCAACAATCCCCATGTACAAAGGCATGCGCAAGTCTAAAGCGATGAAACTCTTCATGGAGCACCTTGACAAGATAGGCAAGTACGTCTACCATGGCGAGGAGCGTAATATGGAGATAGCTCTCCGTACAGGCGGGGCGGACCTTGCCGGCTCCGGTCGCACACTGCCAGAGATTGCCGAGGTCAAGCAGTTCTTCATGGACCCGGCACGCGGCGGTGGCGAGCTACTCACTATCTACGAGAACATCTACAACACCCATATCAAGCCAATGCTGAAGTATAGTGAGGACAGACTCCGGGCCGCCGGGTTGCTTACTCCCGAGATGGAGGCGGCCCGCCCCAACTACAAGTGGTATATCCCACTCTACGGCAAGCCTGAAATAGAAGACCCTGCGGTGTCCCACAATATAGACGACTCTTTCCGCTCCCGTACTGGTGGGGGAGCACTTGCCCGTGATACCCTTGCCAACCGCACCCACAACGCAGAAGGCCGCCACGGTACGGAGGCACATAATCTCTTTGAGAATATCTTCACCCAGCTGGAGTCTACTGTGCGACGGGTGCGGGCGCAAGAGCCCAAGCAGCGGCTATGGGAGTTCTTGCAAACATCGGAGGGGGCAGCAGCATTCGACGCTACTACGTCGCAACACCAGCTCGGCAACCAGGCCACTGTGAATGCAGCAGGCCAGCAGACATGGCTTAATCAAGCCACTGCAGATAATCAGGTCATATGGCAGAATGGTAATGATGTCCATGTTATGACTATCGGAAACGAGCTGGCACTTAATGCTGTGAAGAACTTCAACCGTTCTCTCTTCCCATACGAGGGCAATCCGCTCGCCCAACCCGGTGCAGCTGCCTGGCATGGCGTGGCGTGGGTAACCCGCTTCATGGGTAGTATGTACACTCGCTACAACCCGTCGTTCATACTCCGTAACAAGATGATGGACTCCCTCCAACAATGGCAGTATATCCTCGCGGATGCACCAGTGGGAGGTATGACCACAGCAGCTGGACCACGTGGCTACTTGGAGGCTGTGGGCAATGTGGCTGGGCGGCTGAAGCTGGCTTTGCTCGCTGCCAGTTACAATACTATGTGGACTGGTACCTTAGGCAAGACTAGAGGCTTTGAGCAGTGGTATAAGCGCTATGAGGCTCTGGGCGGTGTAACTACCTACGCTTCATTCCTCGGCCGCAATACTTTAATCAACCTCGCTAGTGACGCATGGCGGCAAGCAGCTAACCCCATAGAGAAAGCACTGGATGTTAGAGGCAACCTCAATTGGCTGGCCGAGCTGCTCAACAAGGCGAATGATACGATGGAGCTCACCACCCGAGTATCCGCCTTCCGTGCACTGGTTGAGTCTGGGGTAGAGGAAGAGACTGCTGCCCACTACGTGAAGGACATTATGAACTTCGAAACCAAGGGCGATATAGCACGTGGCATCAATGCTTTCTACCCGTTCTTCACCACCAGCCTCTTCGATATGCGCCGCATACTCAAGACACTCTCCCACAAAGAGGGGCAGGTACTCCTGGCCGCCCTTGTCGGTATCTCCTATACCATGTGGGCAGCACTGGCAGCAGCCACTGGAGACGACGATGACGGCCAAGCATGGGTAGACAAGTACCCCATGGGTATCGCCTCCCGCTATGCCATAGTGCCAGTAGTGTCGGACGACGGGGTAATGCGTGGTGAGGGTATCCGCATCCCGCTGGGCTTCGGGCTGGGGCGTATTGCTAACACCATCGCGCTCTCATGGCGGAGGTACTTCAACGGCACTGACGAGCCGAGCGACTTGGTTTCTAACTTGGTCAACCATGCCATGATAGGTTCTCTCTCCCCCATTCAGCCGAGCGATGTTAACATTAAAGAAGACCCTGTCACGTGGCTGGGCAACACCTTCCTACCGCAGGTGCTTAAACCGGTGTTGCAGTACAGCTCCAACAAAAACTGGAGAGGGCAGCCGATATATAATCCCGGCACCTTCCGGTCTGAGGGCGAGCTGGATTATAACACTGGCTTTGCTGCAACGCCGGACCTCTACAAGAGTCTTGCAGAGAAGCTCTACGACGGCACAGGCTACGACGTAGCACCCGAGAGCATTGCCTACTGGGTAGAGACAGCCTTCGGCGGGCTGGGCCGCGACGTGGTTTCCAGCACGGAGTTCTTCATGGACAAGACTGGGGCGGGCGAGCCGCCTACTACTTCTTGGTGGCGGAATATCCCGATGCTGAGCGGCCTCACGCAGTCCTCTCCCTCCATTACTCGTGAGAAGTATTTTGAGTACCGCATGGCGGTGGAAGATGAATATAACCGGTTGATGGATGCTAATAAGCGGGGCAAGAGTCCAGACGCCTATATGAGAAGCTACGGCTACAAGAAACAGTTCGATGCTGTGGAAGCCCAGCTACGTGAGCTGCGTAAGTACCGCAAGCAAGTACGTGAGGGACTCCACGGGGCTGAGCGCCAAGCTGCCGAGCGGCAACTCAATGACGCCATGCAAGTGCTGCAGGCTAACATGGTTAAACTTTATGAAGAACAAACTGGGAGAAAGAAATGAAAGCACCGGTAATAATAGACGAGTCTATTAAAGAAACCCGCATTGCCTTCTATGGGGTATGCAGAAAGCAGGGCTGGCCAGACCAGCTCATTGGGAGAATAAGAAAAGCGGGCACTATCACCCACCTGTTAGAATACCCCGCTACGCTGCAGGGTACCGAGATTATTTTTGAATGGGATTCACTGCTTTACAATTTAACCCCTGGCCGTTATCTGGTAGACCTATTTGAAGGCGACACAAAAGTTGGCTTCTTTCAGGTTCAGTTAAAACCTCACAAGTGGGACACGGAGGTTGTGAGCCATGAATAATTGCTCCCCCAATTACCAACCCAAAATAAGCCACCGTAATTAGTACTGCAGCTTCAGGGCCCTTCTCACCGGGCCCTCTTTTTGTAAGCAAGAAACAAACACTGGGAAACCATATCAGTGAGGCCAAGGCAACCATATGGAGAAACATTATTTGTCCTCCCATTTATTGTATACAGAAAGCGCGCCAAAGAAATTATCCTTCCCCAATGAGAGGACATTGAACTTGTCTGGGTGCTCTCTCACTAACTGGGCGAGCACATATTCGTCGTCGTAAAAGCCTTCTTTAGTGGCTAGCTGCATTGCTGTTTTGATAAAAGCTTCTGCCAGCCACGCAGCCAAGTGGCCAGGCACCACCCAGGCACTCCTGCAAACCCTGTCTTCTTTACGCTGGGTATCATATGTGGAGAACAGTGTAATGACCTCTTGGCTAAAGTCATACTCCCATTTCTGGGGGACAAGAGGTGTCTGCGGTATAACAGCATAGTGGCGTAGCCCAGCGAAATCTACCCAAGCATAGTGGCTTGGCTGCTTGGCGGCTTGGTGCTTCTGGGCCAGTACTACAAAAGCCGGCTTGCACCACTGGAGGAAGATATACTTAAGTGGCAGGTTGTCTTGTCGTGGCCGGCCCTGAAGCATACCAATATCCTGCGCGAGGTCTAGACTGGTATCATCATAGCTAAATAGCCATGTGTCTTTGCCCTGCCCCCGTATCTCCCCCACTTGTGGGCGGAAATTATCTTGGGTAAAAATTGACATCGGGTTCTGTAGCTGAGCCAGCTTGGCGAAGTTAGTAATGTACCAGTCATTGCTTCGCTTCACAGTACCTGGGCGGCCGTGCCACCCAATATCAAAGTACGCAGTGACTACATGAATTTGGCTTTGGCGTTCGTTTCCCATACTAATACCCCTTCTAGCTTAATTGAAACCATACTCCCATCATCAAAGCTGTAAGTGTCTTCTTGGTGATAGCTCCCGCCCAGTTGGGAAGCCAACCTGCAGGCATAGTTTACAGCCATAGCTTTACTGTTCGTAGACTCTAGCTCTTCAGCATAGTGCTTAGCTATATCATGTGCTTTACTCATAAGCAAGCCTTCTTGTGGTCCTCTGCCCTAGTGTCTTCATTTGTCATTACACTCTCCAATTAAAGCTTTCGCATGATTCAGCGCTGCTTCTTGGGTGGCGTGCACCAACCCACGTTGCAAGAACTGTTTTTGTATTATGCTACCCTGCCAACGCTCACAAGTAGCCATTTGTAATAAACCTATATCAGTAATCCAAACTGTATACCCAGTAGGCGGGGCAGACTTAATGGGTGTCTGGTATGTTATTTCCCGGGTTATCGTTTCTCCAGATTCCGTGGGTAGCAGGCTCGCCTGCCATGTATCGTTTGAGGGCTGATATTGCCAGCTCATTTTGTATCTCCAGTTTAGTCCATGCCCGTCCTGCAGCTTCCCACAGGTGGCGGGCAGAAGTGTCTATGTATTCTTCTAAGAAGTATATTTCTTGGCAAGAAGTATTTAGCAACAGCTTGCAACAAGTTACGCAAGGCGACAAAGTAACGAAGCAGCTACGTATCTCGTACACATTGCTGCATTGCAGCAGGGCGTTCTGCTCTGCATGAATTGCTTGACAAGAGTCAAGTCCTACGCCACTTGGCAGCCAAGCCCCTTGGCATGCGTGGGGGTACTCCCCTTCCACACAGTCGTTACAGTGGGGCTGCTTACTGGCAACCCCGTTATAGCCTGTTGCCATTACGTGCCCGCGCTGGTTGAGTAGAACACAGCCTACTTGGCGGCGGCAGCACGTAGCCCGCTGGGCTGTGATAACCGCCAGCTGCATCGCCCACTCTTCCCGGCTGGGACGCATGTTACTTCTCCCACCAGCGAAGGACACTACCCGGCTTGCTATCACGCAAGTTGCATAGGTACTCAAGCAGCACCCTCCGGTTATTGTATAGCTGTGGTGGTAACTCCGGGCATTCGTAACTTTTGCCCGGCTCTAGGCTGCTAAGCAGCTTAGTAGCTGCAGCGAGGTTAGTAGTGTAGAGGTGCATACTGGCCGCAGTAACCTTCAGCCTACCGAGAGTTAGCTTCTCCTCCTGCTGCTCGTTAAGGGCTGCACAAACATAAGCTGCTACCATTGAGAAGTTGAAAACATCATAGGGTAGGCCCAACCATATATCGCTACTCCGCATGAAGGTATGACAATGTAACTGCCCGCCACGAATCAGGAAAGACATTGCCACAGTACAAGGTACGTCTTTAGTGGGAGGAGGATTCTCCCGCCATATGGTGAGCACTGCCTGCCGAGAGTCCGGGTCGCCGAGCAGCTTAGCCACTACGTAGTCAACCTGTGAAACAATCTTAGGCCCATAGGCACCGAAGAAAGTAAAGCCGTTATCACTGAACTGTGCTATGTTCTTATTATATGGGGTGATGTTATCCACCAGGCTATCACCAGTGAGAATCCAGTATGCCTCTGCCGCCATGAAAGGATAGCTTAGCTTACGCTCTGCTTCCATCAGCACAGGATATTTCATATCAGCCTGGACAGACATGCCGAGAAACTCACGTGTTTCCACCCCATGGGGTGAGACAATCTCACCATACTTAATAAGAGCATCAAGCAAGTATATCCAATCAGAAGTCCAGAATTTATTTTCCATATAAATCTCCGAAAGAAGTATTTGCTACACGACGAAGTAAATGCTTGGCATTGTTATATTCTGTACGTGAAAACACATTATATAAGTCTGCAACATTCTCCCGTGGACGAGTCTGCAGGGCCAGCTTAGTGGCATCGTTATCTAAAGCCAGTACAAAAGATTTAGGGTATTCGCCAAGCAGCTCAAGTGAATGCTCCCAGCTAGTGTCTACCCACATGATTTTATGCTCACCCACATGGGTTTCTTCTAGCAATGAGGTTAAGCGGCTAAGCTGCCCTGCCTCGTTGAAGTCTGTAAACGGAATGGGGGTGTGGAGATTACACTCAGCCACTGGGTGGCTGTACTTCCCAGCCACTATGAGCGCTGCTCGCTGAGTACCTACAACCGGTACTTGAGCTTTTATCGGTTGTGTACGTGACTTCATAATACCAGAGAGAAGGTGAATATCCCCCTCCTCTTGCGAGTAGAGCGTATAGTCATAGCCGACAATGGGAAGTGCTGTATGCGGGTAGAAGTAAGCATTATACACCTGCCGTACTTGGTCCATGTTCTTAAGCATCTCATCCTGCTGCCGTCGTTTATAAGACTCCTCCACGGCGTCAAGCCCGGGGTTGCATAATACAACACAAACCCCACAGCGTAATGCTACCCGCTCAAGAACACGCTGGGCATGCAATGTAAGGCGACGTTGTCCATTGCGATAGGCATCGGCATAAGGCCACTCACTAAGCCAGCTACGGTCAAAGACAATATCAATATGCCCCATAATGGCAGGAAGCATTGCCTCAAGATACATGCGACTATAGCCAGCACCTAATTGGGGGTACTCTTTGAAAGCTACATAATGGGAATCAGTAGCCTCGGCATAACGACGAGCAACAGTAGTTTTACCTGCCCCATCAACACCTTCAAAAATAACAAGTGCCATTATTCTTCTCCCAAAATCCGGGCCAGCTCTTCTTCCGGACCTACCCAACCTTCAGGCTTAATCACGTCCAGACTGGTCCCACGCTTGGAACTATCATCAGTAGCACGGACCTTGGACATGTTCGCTTTCTGGACTGCTGCCATTCCCTCTTCCCATTGGGCGGGGGGGATACCCATGAAGAGGGCGGTGCCGTACACCACATAAGCAAGGTCCAAAAGGGCATCGAACATCTTCACACGGTCGCTGTTTAGCGAAGCTTCTTCGAACTCGTCTAACTCCTCTTGCATAAATGCAAGCCGAAACTCCGCCACTGCCTGGCTGGCAGTAAGACAATCCTTCTCCCCGGTGGGAAGACCAAACTTCTCATGGAAGTCTTTTACTTGTTGAATACTCATTTGTTTCTCCGTAGTTTACGTTTAACCAAGCCACTACGTAGCTTAGCTGCTTTGGGCTCCGGCATTTCTAGCCGTTGCCGATAATATTTTGGATAATACTCTTTGCCCTTAACATCCTCCCCATAGAACTCTCTCATAGCGGCTAGCACTTCTTCATCAGTAAGCCCTTGCTGGAGGTGCTGCTTGACAAAGTCTGCCATGTTCTTGTAGCCGCCCTTGGCCCGAGTAGTAGTGGCGGTATCGATTACCGGGTCTGTTACTTTCTTTACTGGGCGGGTATAAGGCTGCTCATACCTCTCTTTCATCATAGCCAAGTATGCTTTGTCAATATTCTTAGTGCCTGCCAAAGCAGTGCGAGATTCATCGTCTGCCCCAATGAGTTTGCCATACGCAACAAAAATATCAACAGCTTTGTCTACCGGGTAATCCGGTTTCTCGGACCACCCATTTAGCTCGCCCTCTTCAAAATGGTGCATAAAAATACTACCCTTAGCCGGGAGGTGTATTCCCTTCCCACCTGTAAGCATAATCACCATTTCTTTATTTGGTCCGAACCATACGCCCTTTGCGCTGTGGCTGTTGTTTAGCTTTCTTCTTAGCTTCATGTTCTAGCTCCTCGCCCATTAACATTAAATCTACAATACCACGCAGCCACGCTTTTGCTTGGTCAAGTGGCACTGGCCCGAGACAATACCACTGAAGTACTGCCTTGCCATATTTGTCAATATGAATCTCCCCACGTTTACAACCATCGTGGAGGAGGGTATATCCCTCCCCACTGGGGACCACTTCATAATTAAAGGTATCGTCTACCCCGCCGGGTACGTACTCAGTATCCACTGCAATTCTCTACTATAATATCCATAGCGTCTTCATATGATTCAGCAATCATAGCTTTGTCAAGAACTTCTTTAACTTCTTCTGTGGACCAACCAGCCTTCTTAGCAGCTACTCGCCAATCTGCAATAATCTTGAAGATATTCTCGCCTTCTTCAACTGTGTAATCAGGTAATGTTTGCATAATGCCCCCTTGTTTTGTTTACGAGGCTATTATAGCAAGTTTTCGGGATTTTGTAAATAGCTATTTACAGATTACTCTGTAAACCTTTAAGTGCTTCAAATAAAGCATTCTGTCCGTGCCGCTTAGACTTAAGGGCTGTAGCCACTATTTTGTCTATAGTATCTTTCGCAATGATGCGGTAGATATACACCCGAGTTGCTTGGCTGCCTTGCCGCCGAATACGACGGTTGAACTGGTCATACAATTCATAATTCCAAGTGGGGGAATACCAGCAAACGTGCTTTCCCACAGCTTGCAAGTTCAAGCCATGCCCCATAGAGGCCGGGTGGCCGAGCAACAAAGGGATTCGCCCTGCATTCCACGCATCCGCTATTTCTAATGACTGGGCTGGACTAACACCACCACCAATATGGGGCAGCTTTCCACCGAAGGCCTTCTGGATTTTCTCAAGGTCATGCTTGAAGTCATAGGCAACCAGAAGCGGTTGGCCCTGCAGCTCCTCCACTAAGTCACGTAGTGCTTCGAGCTTTGCATCATGGAGGTCATACCACTCACGCTCAGTCTTCTTCAGCTTGATAAGAGCCTCAGTATCCTCATCCTTATACACAGCCCCACTAGCCACCTGTCTTAGCTTAATGCTGGCAGTGGCTGCCGAGCGGGCAGTAATAACCCCGTCACCTATCTTAGCGAGGAAGTCATCTTCAAGCTGCTTGTAGATTTTCATAACCTTGGGCGGCAGCTCTACAGTAATATCCCGCTCTACAGCTTTCGGCATATCGATAAGCTCCTCCCCCATACGTAGAACTAGTGGAGAGATTCTCTTGTAGATAGCTTCCTCTGCCCCCGGTTTTATCTCATAGCTGAAACCGTCGAAGCCCTGGTTGAAATACTGGGCACGATAGTGAGTAATATACTGCCCCAGACTCCGTCCCATATCAAGACAATAGCACTGGCCGAAGAGGTCCATCAGCCCATTACTGGCGGGAGAGCCTGTCAACCCCCACCTACGGGCGAAGGTATGAAGCACAGTTTTAAGTATCTTGAAACGAACAGACTGGGGATTCTTGAACTTACTAAGCTCATCGATAACCAGCGTGTCAAAGCCGAACTGCTTCCACCTATTAACGTCTACAGTTACATTCGTCTTGCCATTACGTGTCTTGACTTTTACTGGCTTCGCCAGCCACTCAAGTCCTTCGGGATTCATAACGTAAATATCTGCCGGCTCATGCAGTATCTCATCTTTATTGGGGCCGTGTAATACCGCCACCTTCAACCCGTTGAAGTTAGTCCACTTCTGAACTTCCTCTGGCCACACCAGCTTGCATACTCGTAGTGGGGCGAGTAACAATACCTTGGACAGCAGCCCTTTGTCCTTCATTATTTTAATGGCGGCGAGGGTGATACTGGTTTTGCCAAGGCCAGGGTCAAGGAATAAACCAGCGCCGCCTCGCTCTATCAAGAACTTCACGGCTTCCTTCTGGTAATTGTGAGGCTCCCATTCTTTCAATTGTTTCAATGAGCGCCTGCATCGTCTTCTCAACATTATCAAAAACTCCTACATTAAAGCCCAGGCGACTTAGTCGCTCAATCTCATATTGCTGTATTGGACGTGGCTTAGCACCCGGGCGTTTGAACTCTGCAAAATATACCTGCCCCAGTGGGAGGAGGAAGAGCCTGTCTGGGCAGCCACGCCGCCCAGTAATGTCCAGCTTAATGCTGTCAACGCCCAGCCACTTAGCTGCCTCATGGCAAGCCTTCCTCTCTATATCCCGCTCTAGGGTAGCCCACGCTTGTCGCGGCATCTTGCGCACACCCCATTAACTAGTCGGGAGAAGTACTCCCCACAGAACTCGCAGTGGCCTGACTGCCCGGCCGGTATAGCCTTCGCAGCTGCTTGGATGCTACGCAGCTTGGCCGCCTCGGCTACTTCCATTTCCTCAACTGTCTTGTCTACTTCATCAACCATAATCAGTACTCACATTGTCCGCCACCATTGGCGGCATTGTCTTTACGATAGAAACACCAGCGGCACAGGTTATTGGGGCGTGGTGCAAATGACTCATCTAAGAACATCGGCTTCACTCTCTTCTCCCATAGCTTCTTGAGCCGGTCTATATCGCTTCGCCTGAATGTAAGAGACTTCTCCTCCGGGCTGCCTGGGGCCGGGAATACAGTACCCTCATCAAGGTAAACCAGTCGCGGCTTCACTACCCCAATATCCTCGTAGAGAAGAAGGGCACCCAAGGCATAGAGTTCAAGCTGCTCCACGTAATCCGCGTTCTGTTGGGGGCGGAATTTACCTGTCTTCCAGTCGTTAATTATGAGGGTATCTTCATTCTCATAGACGGCACAGTCCAGCTTAATACGCACCCAGCACCGGGTCCAGTCATTCCACTGGGTTTCGGTCCAGTCTTTGGTGAAAGCCCACGTGTCCTCTACTGCCATACCAGAAGATACTTTCTTGCGTACCTTCTTCAGTTGGCGAAACATCTTCGCGAACTTGCCTAACTCTAGAGGCATCTTGGCCAGCTTGCCATTAATATAGTCCTCCGCCAGTTTATGTATCTCACTGCCCCTCTCCATTGCCTGATAGGGCGGCTCTGCTATCTTGGCAATATTAGCGAGGTAAAATTTTAGTGGGCACTGCTTATAGACAGCATAGCGGGAGTATGACCATGATGTTACTTTATTCGCCACTTGTCTGCTCCTGGAATTCTACAAACAGGTTATAACAGACCTCTTGGAGGAAGTAAGCCTGGACCTCGTCGCCCGGTGCTTCCTCCCCCACATGGCGGAAGATTTCTTGAACAATGTGCATTGCTTCATGGACAATGACCGCATGCTTCTGTAAAGCATTACCCTCTCGCTGGCGGTCATAGCGAACTACGATATTTATCCACTCGTTATTCTCCCAGATATGGGTGCGAGCTACACTATCGCCCCACTGCTTAAGTACGTCTTCAGCATAACGTGGCTCCATATCTATTTCGTCCATAGCTGCAGCTACTTTTTCATAGTCGTTATCCGTCACTAAAATATAACGGAGCTGGCCTATTGGGGCCGTGAATATATTACTCATTGATTTGTTCCCTGTAAAGACGACGGCCCTGGCCACCACGATAAATAGTTTCATACTTACGGAACTCACATAGAGCGTCCTCCATAGTGCGGAGTGTCCACTTATGGAGCTCTGTCGCCATGACATTACCTTGCATGCTTTGTGGTATCCACTCCCAGCTAGGAATAATACCCTGCTCCAAGTGCCACTTGACCTCGTAGGCTAAGCTACTAAGCGCTAAGTACTCATATTCCGTGGGGACCTGGTAGCCATATAACATAGCTAAAGCTGGGCGGGCGCCATGCCCCATGTGGTAAATATGGTTCTCTGTAATTTCCTTCCGCCCCAAGTAAGTGAATGAAGTAACAATCTCGTAGGCATCAAAAGCTGTAACCTTAAACAACTTCTGAACCAGCTCCATCAGCTGATGGGGTGTGCAAGTATTAAGCTCAATAGCAGCGCAAAGCATATCCAGTGGCTGCACAGTTACCCGGCTACGGAAGCGTAGTAGCTGCGCAGTAAGTGACTCCCAATTACTGGTATCGTACCTCTCAATAGCATCGCCCACTGCCTGCTCTGGTCGGTCAAAAGTATCTCTCAGAAAATGAATAAGCTCATCACGGGTGAAATAACTGCCGCCATCTATTAAGAATCTGGTAGTTACGGGGTTCAATACCATCCGCCCCACTATGATAGTGGGCATAGCATAAGACAGCACCTTATCACGTGTTTCATTTATCTCCCACTGGGAGAAGGTATCTAGCTCCCGCCAGATATTCATAAACTTGTACTTGGCGAGGATGTTGTCACCCTCATAGTCTATAGGTTGCTTATCTATTCGCTGCCGCCATACTGCGTTGCGAAGATATAAGTAATGGAAGAAACGTTGCACCTCTGCGCGACTCAAGTTAAGTCTGAAATCAAGCGGATTCATAAACTACCTTTCCTTTTTCATCGTATTTAGCCAGCTCTGCCCAGTTAGTGGTGGACACAGAACCCTCACTTAACATCTCAACATCAAATGGAATACTCTCCATGGCAGTGCGTAATACTTCCATAGCTTCTTCCATATCCTCTGGTGGGACGGAGACTGTGATTTGGTCGTGCACATTTAAGAGAATCCGCCAGCTTGGCTTCTTCGCATTATAGAAACGAATGACTGCCTCTTTAGTACAATCTGCAGCGGAGCCCTGAATAAGGGTGTTCACCATCTTATAATCAAATTCACGATACCTGCCCTGCACCATCTTGGGTTCCTCACAGTAGTACCGTCGTCCTCCCCATGTATGTATGGGCGTATGGGTCTTAGCACAAGCCTTCATATCCTTGTACAAGTCTTTGATACCGGGGTAGAGGCTGAGAATATCTTTCTTTAGCTTCGTCGCTTCTTCCACTGTAATACCAAGGTCGGCAGCGAGGGCAGCATTACCCATGCCGTATATAAGTCCGAAGTTCACAGTCTTCACGAACTTCCTCTCGTACACCTTGCCCTGCTCTGCCAGCTTCTGCTGAGTGCTAGTATGGAAGTCCACCCAAGCATCAGCTTGGTACTGAGAGAGCAATTCCCCTCCATCGTAGTGGGCGAGGATACGGACCTCTTGCTGGGAGAAGTCACGGTCCACCAATACCTCACCGGGGAAGGCTACTATGTAGCTACGAATCTTCGGCAGGGCAGGCAGCTTAATGGGGGCGGCTGGCTTGTCTGGAGTATCTTCAGTTTTGAAGTGAGACTTAAAACTCTTCGGAATATTCTGGAAGTTAGGAGTAGAGGACAGTCTACCTGTACGGGTACCCCCTACGCCACCTGGCCCCTTGGGCGCTTTGACCTGGTTCCATGTAGTATAAATCAAGCCGCCAGACTGCTCAGCTACTTGGCACCACGGCCCCATGAAAGTACTCACACAGGTTTTTAGTTGGGAGCGATACTGCAGCATGGCAAGAAGTACGTCGTCTGTTACCGCCAGCAGCAGTGCATCTTTGTTTGTCTGGTACTTACCAGTGGGGGTGAGAAGTGCTTTACTCCGGTCAACAACGTCTGCTACGAGCATCGCATTGAAAAGTTGCTCACCCGAATCAAGGTTCAATTCCTCGTCCGCCCCCAGTCGGTCACGCACCCACTTATCCACAGTAGTCTGCGTTTGGCGGTACATAGTGAGGTCCTCTTTTAGGCGGGGCAGGTCAACAGGCAAACCCTGCCGCTCCATCTCCAGCAGGATGGGGAGGAGCTGCCTCTCACGATTATAAGCATCGAACATACCAGCTTCTACTATTCGTGGGTATAGCAGCTTAAAGATAGCCTCGGTCCTGTCAACGTCGCCGTTAGCATACTTCCCCACTAAGCTGCCAGGCGCGTAGGCGATATAAGCTCCGAAAGGATACTTGCCGCCCTTGCTTACCTTAACACCCTTAGCCGGCGGGTTATCAATTAGCCATTGGGCTACAGCATCCTGCTCCTCTGGTTCCCAGCCAAGAAGCCGCTTGGCTGCAGGTTTCAATGAAAGCTCAAGCTGGTTGGGGTCATCTAAGAAAAGCAGCAGCATGGTATCGTGGACACGTTGCCACTCCGGAATCTTAATACCAAGATGCGCTTCTGCCACGTCTAAATCGAACTTGGCATTCTGGAAGAGAATACCATCTTCAGTGTCATAGGCTTCTTCAAGTAGTTCCTTTACTTCACCCCAACTAGAATTATTTTCACACCTGTGGCCGAAGGCATAATATTTAGAGGGCTTCCCCCACTTCTTAATACTCACCCCCACTGGGATGGGCGGGTAATTAGGGCGACCCTCAATACCCATAGTTTCAAAGTCAATTGTCGTTGGTTTTAGCATCAAGTTTCTCCAAAGCTTGCCGAGCTTGGAGCCGGTTAACCCGGCTCTGTATTCGGCGAAGATAAGTTTTACGATTCTTATATTGCCGCTCCTCTTCTATGAGTTGCTGGCAATATGCCAAGTCCTCTGTAGAGAGGAGTTTCTCATTAAGCTCTACCCACTCTCTTGATATTCCATATGCCATCCTGCCACCTTAATATTTACGTGACCGTTTACGTGCCGGCTTCTCCTCCTCTTCCTCTTTGAACTCAAGGTTATATGGGAAGAGAATCTCATCGTGGATAACTGGGCGACGCTCCTTATAAATAATCTCAACAATTTCATTAGGCAGCTTGTCAATTGCCTCAAAGCAAATCTTGAACTGTGTCTTGCGGTCCGCCTCAATGAAAATACGGGTTACCATAGCAAAGGCTGGTCGCTTCTCAGTTGCTGCCAGCTCTCTAATATAGTTTGAGTAGTTCTTCAGTGATGTTACTGGGATGCGAAGATAACCAACTTCTCCCTTGCGGTAATGTGACAAGTCCTCAATCAATTCCAGATTATCATGTTTGTCGATACTGCCGCATGGTAACAAAGCTAAACGGCGACGATTCTGGCAAGCCTTACCTTTGCCAGTTTCTGCGCTGCCCCACTCATTCATAGGACAGCCCTTGCACTGGTCGCTTTCTTCCTGCCCCAGTTCTACAACACTCTCATGAGGTGCCATCTCTTTCTCATCATGGCCCAGGGCGAAGCACTTCGGTGGAGTGCGGTTGTCTGGGTCGTACCTGCCTTCATAATATGTGTAGTCGTAAGCATGGTCCACTATGACACATACCAGCTCATTATTCTTAACCGAGTTACCACCAATGGAGAGTTGCCCTCCAGCAGTGGAGAAGAACTTACCACCTGCAGGTTTCTCATGAGCTGCCTCCTCAGCAGCAAACTTGGCAAGCTCCTCATCCCAAGGGACCACAGTGGTCCCAGTTTTCTTGCTACCCAGTTTTCTTCTTTTAATTGCCATTTTCCAACTCCATTATTGCTTCATTAATTTTAGCTTCAAGATAATTATATCTGCTCTCCAGTTCAGTAATAGGAACTTCACTAGTTTCACTATTGCATTTTACCAAGTATCGCAACAAAGTATGAGTAGCCAGACATGAACCAAAGCTAGCTTGTAGCACTGCATTGCGGGAATGGCCTTCTGCATCTTCTTCAGTTTCACCCACAGCAATAACTATAAAAGCATTTACCTTAGCTACTCTTGAAATGAAGTCTTGTAATTCTGTGGAGGCTCTGAGAATCGCTTTTCGTGCCCCCTCCACTATCTCAACATCATCTTCAGGACCCTCTTTGGAGAGAATAATGAAGTCTGCTAATGTTAGATTGTTTTCTGTTTCCTGTTCAGAAAAATCTTTTATTACGTAAGCCATTGCCTTTACACCTTATTGATTGAAACGGTTACAGCATTGAACTTGTCAATACCAGGAATTTCCTCGCCATTCTCCCACCGCTCTTTAATGGCGGGAGCAGATGGGCGAAGGACCTGAGCCAACTCATATGCCTCATGGTCATTAATATAATCCCAAAATGCTTGCTTGTCTGTTACTGTGGGCTGCTCCTTAACTACTATTGTTACACGGGCTTTCACTCCGCTGATACCACTGGCATCGCTCTTGGGAAGAGTATCAATTAAGTAGTCCTTAATTTCTTTTTCCCGTGCTGCCAGCGCATCTATTTGTTTCTGCAGTGCCAACCGAGCTTCCCGAGTTTCGTACAACTCATCAGCCAGGGCACCCAGTTTTTTACTCTTGTTGCGTATTGCCATTAACTTGTCCTCTCGTTTGTTTGTAGTGCTATTATAACAAGTCTGCGCCCCGCTGTAAATAGCGGTTTACAGAAAAAATTATAAGTCAATCTTACTTCTAAATCCTAAAAATACCGGAAAGCGGGGAAGGTCCTTGGTCCCAGTGGGCTGGAACTTGTACTTGACTACCAAGCCCACTAAGCTGCGACGATTCTTCCAGTAAGTAATGCGGGCCTGCTGAGTGAAGCCACTACCGATATTAAACTGCCGACCTTCTTTGTCCTCAACCACCAAGCTGCCAAGCTGCTTAGCGGCTCTGAGCCCAGCCTTCTTTTTACTTCGCTTCGTCTGGCCAAGCTCACCTACTTCCGCGGCATTGTGATTCTCCATCAGCGGGAGGACCTTGACCACTGTGGCCTCAGCATCCTCAAAGCGTTTCAGCTTCAACAAGCCGCCTTCTTTAATCGTGCTTCGCCCATGCTTGTACTTGCAATTTAGCCCTCGTAGCATCAAACCCTCATAGCCTTGTGATAACCATAGCTTCTCCCAGCTAAGGACCTCTTCCCAGCTATGGACAAGCTCTTGTGGCAGCAACTTGACAAATAATGGGAGCTGCCTTATCTCTGCCTGCAGGGCAGCATATCGCTTTTCCCATATAAGAGACTGGTCATCCCAGCAGTCAAACACGTAGAAAGCCACGTCCTTGGCGTCGCCATGGACTGTCATAACCTGGCTCGTGGTTCTGTTATAACAACCCTCCTCGTGGGGTGAGCCACATATCAGCTCACCATCAAGGCCGTCTAAGTCCCCATTGGCAAAGAGTTCTTGTACGTCCAGGTTCGGTATCGGCTTGCCGCTCCTGCTTTGGGCGACACCATTTACTATTAAGGCCCGCACACCATCCAGTTTAGGGGATACATGTACAGGCCACTCTTTAATATCTTCTTTGCCTTTAATCTTCACGGCGAGATTCGGTTTTACTACCACAATGCTTACACCTCTTCTTGAAAGTTTCCCAGCCCACAGTAACTTCTATAAAACCACTACCTCCACAATGGGGGCAGCTCTCTTCGCCGCAATGGGCAAGGGCTATCTTGTAGGCTTGGTTAAGCTCTGCGAACTCGGCAGCTAAGCCACCACGGTCCGGGTGGCTTAGTTTCGCAGCAGCATGGTAAGCTCTCTTAACCTCTGCGACGTCTGCCGAGTCGCTTAGGTTTAGCAGCTGTCTTGCTTGTTTTAGGTTCATCGTCATCTTCCCAAGGGGCACTCTGTACTGGGCTGCCAGGTTCCTCACCGCTAAGCAGCGAGGCAATCAAGTCGTTCAGCCACTCAATAAATGCAGGCTTAGGCACAGGAATATCCAACTGTGTAATAGACACCTCGTCTTTCTTGGCACCCTTGGCAACAAATGTATGCTTAGCAGACTTCGCAATTGCCTGTGTGGGGGCGATTGTATACTCGCCATTGCTTGATACAAGATATGCTTTCATATATGCTTCCTATTAAATGGGCGAGCTGTTACACTCGCCCAACTGCTCACTCTTCTTCGCCCTCTTCTTCACCCTCTTCTTCACCCTCTTCTTCACCCTCTTCATCTTCGTCGATAAGAATCAGGGCTGCGACTAAATCAGCTTTCTTAGCATCATCAGGAATATCGTCGATGCCTCGTTCTTTCAATTCTTTCTTCAGCTTAGCTTCAGAAAGCTTGTTATATTCAGACTCTTCGATTTCCTCGTCCGATACCTCGTCAAGCAAGTCCCAAACACTCTCGCCTTCTTCCTCATCTTCTTCATCGTCTTCAGGTTCAGGCTCCTTAGCAGGCTTGGCCGGTTTTTCTTTAGCAGGCTTGGCCGGTTTTTCTTTAGCAGGCTTGGCCGGTTTTTCTTCTGCTTTCTTCGCAGCAGGTTTACGAACCGGCTTTTCTTCCTCTTCGGCCTCAGCCCCCTCATTGATAGCATCAATAAGGTCCTTGGCAAATTGTTTAATCAATCCAATAATTCGTTTGTTATTGGCGGCAACAGCACGGGATGCTTCGGCAGCCACAACAGACTGGATTTTTTCAAGGTCAAAGTTCAAGTTACTCATAGTGTACTCCTAGGTTTAAGTTTGGCCCCATAGCGGGGAGGGATTATCCTTACAGGATTCTTGGCCGCTTGGCCGCCCGGTTGCCCGGGCCTTAACGTATGGCCAAACGATACGTATATTATATGCTATATTCAGAAATAATGTAAACGCCTGTTTTCTGAAAACAACTCTCGCAGCAGCAATATCAGTGCCCACGTATAGGGGTCCTCAATATGGGCGTGGATATTCTGCAATTTCTTATATAGCTCATAAAGCCTATCAGAATCAAGCTGCTGCCATACTTGGCCACCTCGCTCGTAGACACCTGCCAATGTGGGCCTGCCGGCATTGTAGCTAACTTCAAACAAGTGGGTGTATTGCCAATGCACCTTGGGGTCATACTGGAAGGGCTTGTCAATAACTATGCTTACCCGCCTACCGCTCATGTTCTGCCAGCTTGCCAGAATCCACAGTGTACCAGTGGGTAGCAAGTCGAATCTTGGCAAGCTGGCATGCTGCAATCTTTCTTCAACAGGCTTTTCGTTATTGCCTGCCACATATGCTTTCATCATATTCATATTGTCACCTCTTAAAAAGGACCTCCCTCCATGGAGGTCAACGGACCAACTTAAACTTCTACCAAGCCTTCCCATTTATCAAGGCAGGCTTCAATGGGGCGGCACCCTAACTCGTCTGCGATAGCATTCATAGCATCATCAGTTTCACCCACAGTTTTGCCGCAGTCAATATTGTCTTCAAAGTATCTAAGCTCCATGGCAATTTTATGGGCGAGGTTAACAGCCTCATTATATTCTGCTTCCATCTTTTCTCTGTCATCAAGATTTGTAAGTGGGATGCAGTTCAGCACAGGACCAATCTTGCACAGGATTCTGAAAGCCCAATCTGGGAGGACTGTCCACTCGTTTTTGCAATCGTCCTTGCCCAGCACATTATTCAGAATCCAGTCTTGCCAAACATCATGGTTAAAGTACTCACCATCTTCATCATACAGCTCCGGAAAGTCTTCCCAAGGCTGGCCAAAGGTGTCAACAAACTGATTTAGATTAACTTCGTTCAAAAATTCAAATGCACATTTTTCATTTAAGAATTTCATAACTCACCCCTTCATAGCTTTATCAAATGCTTCGGCAAATGCTTGTTGCAGTGCAGCAACTCGTTTGTCACTTGCAGCACGTTTGCCCCGTGGAGGAATGAATGTGTTGATAGCTTTCTGAATAATATCTTGCATCTCTTTATCGCGAATAGCACTCGCAGCCACTAAGCGGCTAAGCCAGCTTTGCAATTCCTCACTTGGTCGCTTAGCGAGGTCATGTTTACTGCCAACAGCATTCGCAGCAAAATAGACAGCTCTGTGAGTATCATTCGCCCAGCTTTCATGGTCACAGTTGCATAAGTAAACAATATTCGCAGCATAATTAGCAATTACTTCAGCTAAACCATAAATGGCATAAGCGAGTTGGATGTTAGTATTCATGGTTACCTCATAACTTGGTTTAACTTAGCCTTAACTTGGCTTAACTGGGAGGCACGTCCATGTGCCCTGCAAGTTAGTTTAATAAAGCTCTTCAAGTTTGTCTTCATCAAACTCGCCACCACAAAGCTCATCAAGCTTCTCGTTCAGCTTATTCACAAGCTGCTCTGTAGTCGCATATCGAATTTCAGTAACTTCAATATGTTCGTCTGTGAGGCAAGGATACTTGCCCTGCCAACCTGCAATAAGCTGGGCCGGATTGATTGATAATTGGGCATAGCCGCAAGCTTCAACATAGTAAATAGTGTTCATAGTTTGGTCCTCGTTAAGCTTTTTATCAGTGCCAACTTCATCAGTTGACGAGGCTATTATAGCAGGATTCCAGAATCTTGTAAATAGCTATTTGCAGAAAGTTACAGAAGTTTAACTGGGGAGGCACTTCCTTGTGCCTGTACATATTAAATAAGTCCTCTTTTCTTCATATCGTGGCGATACCAACCAGCATACCACTTCTTGCCGGCTGCATAGTCTTCGCCATACACTCTCACAATCTTGTCATAAATCTCTTTGTTGGAGAGACCATCAAGAATCAGACCTTTGACAAACTCGCCAATCGGCTTCTCAATGGCGATGCGAGCTGCACCATAAGTCAAGCCACGAATACCTGTGCCAATGTACGTGCCAGCTGGGCGAGCAGGTTTTGGTTTAGCTTCTGCCTTAGCTTTCGCAAGTCGTGATACCTTGGCTTTGGCTTCGGCTTTAGCTTCGGTTCTAGCCTTGGCTTTAGCTGGGCGAGCAGTCTTGGAGCCAGTCATAGACTGCTTGAAAGCTTCGGACTCAGCCTCAAGCTGGGCAATCTCTTCAAGAGTGTACAACACCCACTTGCCGTCAACCTCTTTAATGCACTTGCCCCAGTGGACTTTGTCAGTGCCGTCTTTCTTAGCTTGGCGTTGGGCAGAAGATTTCAGTTTGAATGTTTTCATGGTTTGGTCCTCGTTTTATTTTATGGGTGGAAGCTTGTCGCTTCCGTTTGTACCAGCCAAGTTGCTTGGTTGATGCGGCCATTATAGCCTATTCCGGAATTTTGTAAACCGCTATTTTCAGATTTCACCAACTTTTTTCATAACTCCTTGCTTCTGCTGGAGTTTATCTCCCTCAAAATTATGGCTGCGAGGTCGTCCAGTGGGGGGACTTGTATGATACACGCGCCTGTGGGCAGCAACTGGATGGAGGGTTGAACCCACTCTCGCCTTACCTTGCGGCTGATTAGTGTAAGTGCCCTCTTGGGCGAGGCATACACCCGGCCGTCATAGCCCAGCAGCCGAGCGTACTCCTCCTCCCACCTGAGCAGGTAATACTTGGCAAAGAGGCGGTCCTCCGAGTGGGAGAGGCGGCAAGCAACGACCACATGGCCAGCAACAGCCCAGCCGATGGGAAACCAGAACCTCGGCAGCTTGGCCGCGTAGACGGGAAGGACATAGTGGTGGAAGTCATGCTGCAAGCTGTAAGCCGCCAAGTAGCCTCGTGCCCCGGCGGGCCCAGGGAAGACTTTTGCCAGTGGGTGGAGGTGCGAGGAACGAAACTCCTTCTCCGGCCAGGACCTCACCGCCGAACCCTCCGCTTCATGGGGCGAGACTCCTTAAGGGCCTCATCCTTGGCAAGGTCCTCTAACGAGGCGGCTTGGCGGCTGGGCCTGCCACGGGCATC